ATGCCACTCACCGACAGTTGGCTGAAGGCCAACAACGGCAAGGCCGTAGACAGAATACAGACGCGGAGCGACCAGAACGGACTGGGGGTCAGGGTCTCCAAGAAGGGCAAGCTGACCTTCTACGTTCGGTACTGGCTCAACGGCAAGCAGAACCGTATCGATATCGGCTCCTACCCGCTCAAGAGCCTCAAGGCGGCCAGGGCAGAGGCTGAGGACATCCGCCGCATGGTCGAGGATGGCCAAGACCCGAAGCTCGCCAAGGAGCTCGAGCGACTGTCACAGGCTGAGACGCCCAGCGTCGAGCAGCTATTCAATGAGTGGTATGAGAGATACTGCATCAAGCACAAATCCAATGCCCACCTGATCAAGCGCAGCTTCGAGATCCACCTGTTCCCCGAGATCGGGCACCTGCCGGCCGATCAACTGGAGCTGCGCCATTGGATGGAGCAGTTCGAGCGCGTGCAGGTGGGAGCGCCCTCGATTGCCGAGCGCCTGGTCATCAACTCCAAGCAGATGCTGAAGTGGGGGGTGAGGCGTCAACGGGTGCCGACGAACGTGATCGCGCATGTCGGCACTCGCACTGACCTCCACATCAAGAAGAACATCGGGAAGCGGGTCCTGGACAGGGAGGAAGTGAGCCTGGTCTGGGAGGCTCTGGATCGCTCCCGCATGACGCGCAAAAATGCACTCTTTGTCATGCTGTGTCTGGCCTTTGGATGCCGCACCGGCGAGCTCCGGTTGAGCGACAAGGTGCATTGGGATCTGGACAAGGGAGTGTGGGCGGTTCCGCCCGAGAATCACAAAACAGGGAAGGTGACGGGACTGCCGATCGTCAGGCCGATCATTGAGCCCGTGAAGGAGCTGGTGAGGGAGGCCATGCAGCTTTCGGCATCGCCTACGGAGGGGCCGCTGTTCAACAACAGGGATAGCAGGGAAAGGATCAGCCGTAGTTCGCTGTTGCCGCTGCCCTACAACATCATGCAGTGGCTGCGCCGGCACCGTAAGGTCGAGATGGAGCACTGGTCCATGCACGACCTCCGGCGCACGGTGCGAACCAACCTGTCGGACCTCACGGCACCGCATATCGCCGAGAAGATGCTAGGGCACACCATGCCTGGTCAGTGGCGGGTTTACGATCACTATGACTACCTGGCAGAGCAGAAGGAGGCCTACCAGGCTTGGTGGGAGAGGTTGCAGCAGATGGTGGCGGCCGATCAGGCCGCTTCCAGCGACGCCTCGTAGGCTTCGATGTCGTCGATTGCCCAGCGATTGAGGCCCGCCTTGCCACTGATGCGCGGCGCCGGCAGGGGGTTCTCCTCGCGCTTCATCCACCGATAGAGGGTGGTGCGTTCGACCTTGTAGCGCTCACACAGGTCCTTGGTGGTCAGATAGCCTTTGACCATGATTACTTTACCTCCTTCAGTCACTTTCCGGCATAGGTACGGGCCCCGCCCATTCCAGCGGGCGCCAGGTGCTGTTTCGCATCAGGCGCTTCAGGCTCTTGACCTTCTCGGAGTCGCCATCCTTGGGGACATGGCCGCCCTCGAAGTCTCTGGCCCAGGTGCCGTCGGATAGGTTTCGCGAAGCCGGGACCTGGAAGCGCAGCTCGGGCCCAAATGCGCCATCTGGCTGGCGACGCCCCCCGATGATGGCGCAAGCCATAACCGGTCGATTGAAGTTCCAGCCGCGGACCCAGTAGTAGACCTCACAGCCGAACTGGGCACCCGCGGCCCTGACTTCATCCAGGGTGGGCGGCTTCGGCCGCCATACAAAGCTAGGCATGGCCATCTCCTTTCTTCCGGGGATCACGCTCAAAGGCGCCATCAGGGGTTTCCCTCAAGATGAAAACCGTGTCTTCTTGTCGGCATCGCTGCCCGGTGCACTTGGCGTCAGCAATAACACCTTCGCTAGACGACCTCTCCTCAAGGCTGAGGTCATAGCTGGCCACCTGTGTGTGGGGGCCGTAATAGGCCACCAGTGCGTCGCTGATCACCTTCATCACTTCCGTCTTCCCTGAGCCGACGGGGCCCCTGATCTCTATTTCGAGAATTTGCATCACGCCTCTCCTCCTTTCAGCACAGGCATCGGGGGGTCTATGTCCTTGCGGGGTTCTTCTGCCTCGTCGCGCCCAATGATTACTGAGGCGCCGCCCGGGCGACCCTCCTTGACGATGATCTCGCCGCCCGAGTAGCGGACCAGTACAGAGTCCTCGCCGGCAATCTTGGCCAGCAGGCCGAATATCTCGCCGACGCGCCCCATGCCCATGTCGCTGAACCGGGCGCCCTCGATGCTCAGGGTGAGCGTGGCGCGCTGTTCGCCGTTCTCGCTGGTTGTGGTTGCCATCATGCCTCCTCGCTCTGCCGGTTGTGTTCGATGGCCTTGGTCCGGTCGGCGGTGCGCCAGTCGGGCCAATCGCGCCCCTCGTTCTTGGTGAGCTTCGCATCCAGTCCGGTCGCCACCTGCTCGGCGGAGTGGCCGGCACGCCAGGCGCCGTCCAAAGCGAGCAATACGACGTCGATCCACTCCTCGAGGTCATGCGGGGCGCCCTCGATCTCCTTCAGCTCCTTGCGGATATGGTCGACCACGCCGGCCTGGCGGTCGCCGGGACCAAAGGCCCGCTTCGAGAAGGCGATCTGTCGGCGCATGTGCGCCACCAGGTCGTAGCCGGACGTATCGCCACCACTGGTGGCTGCCCATGCCTTGGCGGAATCGCTAACCACCGGCTGCACCTTGTAGTTGCATACGTACTCGTAGTCGCCCCAGTGGAAACCCTCGGAGTCGCAATCGTCTTCATCCAGTTGACTCTCGTCCGGACGGTCGACGCGATCTACCTGGCTGCTGATCTGCGTGGCGCGGCCGACGAACACCTGGTCGACTTGCTCGTCCCAGCCGGTGTCGCCATCCAGCCAGCTGTCGATGAAGTCGGCGGCCTGCTCGACGGCCTCGGCTTCGGTGCCGAACGCCATCAGGCCTTGGTCAGGGCAGTAGGCGAACCACGGCTTGTTGTCGGTGACGTACCAGCGCGGCGCCTCTCCAGGCTGTCTCGGGGCCACACGATCGAGACTGGTGCGCTCGCCGCGGGCATGAATCATGGCAGCGAAGTTGAGCACGTCCACCGGGTCGCCCTTGGCGATATGGTTGACCAGCATGCTGTTCAGCGCGCCCAGTGACATCTCCTCCCATCCGCCGCGCCCCTCCTTGCGCTTGGCGGCGAGCTTCTTACGCATGGCCAGCGCCGCGGTCTCCACCATGGCGTCATCGGGGTGCAGCTCGCGGGGCGTCACGGCCTCCTGCAACACGTCGACATACCACTCCAGGTACTTGTACTCGTAGATCTCGCCGGCCAGTCCGGAGCGCTCCTCCCACATGTCGGGCGCACAAGCGAAGTCGATGGCCTCCTCCATGCGGCGACTGCGCTCGATGAGGGTGTCCAGCGCCTCTAGGATTCGCTCGTCCCGACCCTGGTGGGGCTCGCCAGCCACGCCCAGGCGCTCTGCGACCATGCCCAGCATCCGGGCCCGGTCCTCGGCGTAGTCGGTAGCGGCTGCCAGCTTCTCCTCCATCTCCAGCAGCGCCCGTGTGTTCTGAACATGACCGTGGGGCGAGACGTTGGCCAGGCGCTCGTTCTCCGCCTTCAGTCGCTCGTTCTCTTGCTCGGCTGCTTGAAGCCGCTGTGTCAGTGCTGTCTCGTTCATGATTGGTTCTCCTCGAAGACTTGAAGGGGGATGCCCACGGTGGACAACTCCATGCCCGCCCGGGCGCGCAGGTTCTCGATCACGTCGGTGTCAACGTTCATGTCGCGGTAGTCGCGGGCCAGATCCAGCAGCATGGCGGCCTTCATGCGGGCGATGCTGGCGGCTCCCTCGCTACGCTCGCTGAGCAGGCGGTGCCACTCGTCCGAGCTCTCGGCGCCGCCGTAGCAGATGGCTCGGTTTCCTGCCTTGCGAAGATCCTCGGCGTATGCTGCCGAGGCGTCACGCTCCGCCTTCAGCCTCTCCACCAGCGACAGCGCCGCCCCTATCGGAGCCTCATCGCCTTCGTTCACCAGCGCAGCCTTCAGGGCAGTCAGCTCCCCACAGGCGTTGTAAAAGCAGCCGCGCAGCTGGTCGCGCTCCTGCTCCATCTCTATCAGCCGCCGGGCCAGCTCATAGGCCGACGAGGTATCGGCCAGCTGCTGGGCTTTGTCGTTAAGCTCGAAATTGGTCACTTGCCACCTGCCTTGCGCACGGCGCGCGCGATCTTCTGGATGGTGGCCGGGCCGATGCCCTTGATGCCGGCGAGCGACTTACGCTTGCCCTCAGTGTCGATCTCGCTCAGCAGCTCGTAGCCGGCGTCCTCGAGCTGGTTGACGACACGGCCCGGCAGGTCGAGGTCTTCGATGCGCTGGCAGCCGTTCTCCTTGCGCCAGTGGCCGGCCAAGCGGTGGATGGCACCCTTGATGAAGGTGGCGTGCTCGCCGGCCATGATGCCGTCGATCAGCCCGCAGAAGATCATGCGGTGCTTCTCCGCCTTGTCGAGCGGCTTGCTGCTGACCATGTACCAGCGGTCGGGCTCGTGGATGTGCACCTGATTGAAGGCCAGTTGCACGATCACGGCACCGTCGTCGCTCTTGATCGTGGCGTGCGGCCCCGGATCCTCGCCGGTCTTCTCGGCGGGCGCGTTCTCCTTGCGGGCCAGCTCGGCCTCCAGCTGCTGGACTCGCTGGCCAAGCTGGTGGCGAACTTGAGTCAACTCCTTCTTGCCGGCTGCCTTCTCGGCGGCCAGGCGGTCGGCGCGTTCTCGCTGCTGGTCGGCGTCGGCCTTGGCCTTGTCACGGCTGGCGGCGGCGCTCTCGGCGCGGCGCTGGGCGGCCGCCAGCTCCTGTCGCATGTCTTTGTTGTCCAGGGCCAGGCGGATAGCCTCGTCGTAGGGGTCGAGCAAGGCGCGCGCGGGCGCGCCCTCGCTGGCGTGGGCGTGTGTATTCATCATGGCTCCATCGGTGGTGGGCGGGCGTCAGGCGCGATGGTTGGCCAGCTGCCGGCGAATTTCGTGGTTGTCCTCGCAGACGGCGGCCACGGCTTCCAGGAAGGTGGTGGGCTTCTTGTGCATACCGGCGCGGCGCATGACTTCATCGAGGAGGCGCAACGCCTCCTCCTGGTCCTCGAGCTGTTCGGCGAGTCGCGCCTTGTCGTCTTCCAGCTCCTGGTTGCGCTGCAGGACCTGCTCGCAGAACGGGCAGTCCGTCGTCGCGACTGGGGCAGGGGTATGGGTCGGTGATGTCATGCCGCCTCCTTGAGCACCTTGCGGGAACCGCTGTTGTCCATGGGGGAAACCACGCCCTGGCGCTCCAGGTCCTCGATGAGGCGCGCCGCGCGGTTGTAGCCAATCTTGAAGTGACGCTGCACGGCCGATATCGACGCCTTGCGACTCTCGATCACGAAGCCGCGAACCTCGCCCAGCAGCGGGTCGGGATCATCGGCGCCGGGCGAGGCGGGCGTCGGTGCTGCCTCCTCCAGGCTCTTGAGTTCGGGAACGGCCTCGCCGCCCAGCCCGGTCAACAGCAGCTTGATGACGTCACGCAGAGCGTTGGCCATCAGGATGAAGTCGGTTTCCATTCGGATGATGGCGTCGTCGCCATCGTCGGTCTGGCTGGCCTCGTCCAGCAGGGCGTCGGAGAAGCGCAGCCCCTTGAGCGTCAGGTCGTCGGTCAGCGTCAGCGATACCCGCTCGTCGAGGGTGATGCTCAGCTGGGCGACCTGGCGGCCGGATTCCAGAAGCTGTTGCATGTCGTCGGTGTCGAGGTCGACGTTCTTGGCCGTCACCTTGCCGTCGTCGCCTTTCTCGCGGAGCTGCACGCTGTCGCCGACCTCCAGCCAGGACGGGCGCAGGCTTGGGTCTTGCAGCCAGTGCGTCATGACCCGCATGGGCAGCGAGTGGGTGGCAACCGGCACCACCTTCAGGCTGCCCAGCGTGGCGCGCAACAGGTCCAGCGCCTCCTCGGCACGCTTCGCCGACGAAGTGTTGACGGCGATCATGCCGCCTGCCATGTCCCACCAGACGTCGACCCGATGGCTGCGCACGAAGGCGCGGGGCAGGAACTCCTCGTAGACCTGCTCCTTGATGCCCATCTTCTCCGCGCGCGGTACCGGGCCGCCGCGCACGGCCTCGATCTCCTCGCAGCGGGCCTCCACCTCCTCCTTGACCACGGAGGAGGGTAGGATCCGTTCCTGGCGAAGCATGGTCAGCAGGTACTGGCCTTGGATGGCGTGCACTAGGGTGTCGCTCTTGCGGCCGGCCGGCGGCGCCCAGCCAAGGTGCTTGGCCTCATGGCCACCCATGTCGCGGGTGGCGAAGCTGCTCATGGCCTCGGACAGGGCTTCAACGGCGATGCTGCCGGCGGCGGGCAGGCGATACAGACGAAGGTTTTTGAACCACATGGCGATTCTCCAGGTTGAAGGGCGCGGCACGCTGTCCGCGCCGGGTTAGGCGGTGGCGAACATGTCGCGCTGGCGTTGCTGGTCTGCCGCCCTCGGCGACAGCCACAGGCATTCAGTACGCTTCACACTGCCGAAGCGGCTGGATCCGGACGTGGGCAGCGTCACGCGCATCCAGCCGGGTAGGCGGTTGTTGTAGAGCGTGGAGTCGTAGCCGCTGATCACGACGAAGCCCTGCAGGTGCCTGACGGTATCCAGCAGTGCCTCGTGCTCCTCGACAGTCATCTCGTGACGGTAGTAGCGGCTGCTTCCCTGGCTGCGCGTCTCCGGCAGATAGGGCGGGTCGACGTAATGCAGCGTTTCCCGGCTGTCGTGCTGCGCCATGACATCGATGGCCGGACGGCTTTCGATCACCACGTTGCGAAAGCGGTTGGCGAACTCGGGTATCGCGTCAGCAATGCGGGCCCAGGCGTGCGCCACGCCAAGATAGACGCCATCCGGTCGAGTGAAGGTGCGCATCCCCGAGTTGCCGCGCGTGGCGCCGGCCGAGCCGAAGCTGGCCCATGCGCGCAGCAGTGTGCGCCGGGCCTGCTCGATGGGGTCGTCGACCGGCTCTTGCGAAAGGTCGAACTCGGCGCGGGCGTAGGGTGTGAAGCGGCAGGCTTCCGCCAGGCGCTCGGCGTTCGCTGGGTCACGCAACACGCGGAACACGTTGACGATCTCGCCATCGAGGTCGTTGTAGACCTCGGCCGATACCGACGGCTTCTGCATCAGCACGCCAGCGGCGCCGCCGAAGGGTTCGACGTAGACCTGGTGGCGCGGGAAGTGCGATATCACCCAGCTGGCGATGCGCCACTTGCCGCCGTGGTAACGCATGACAGGGCATTGCATGGGGCAGCCTCCGTAGGAAGGCCGCCTCAGTGGGCGGCCGTGGGTAGTGAGTCGACCTGCTGAATGCGCTGTCCGATCCAGCGCATGACGGGCACGGCCATCGAGTTGCCGATAGCCTTGTAGCGCGGGCCATCGGCTGCCAGCCGGATAATCTCGTCGTCGGTGACGTCAGGGTGCGTGCGGCGGAAATAGTCGCGCATTTCCTCCAACTCGCGGTGCCAGTTGCGCTTGGCAGTGGGTATTAGCGTGTGGCCGGGCGGAAAGCCTTGCAGTTTCTCGCATTCGGGTGGGGTTAGGCGGCGGACGGAGAGATTCGATACTACTGCGGGCGCGCCTTCTGAGTTACCATCGCGCAGCGTATGAGCAACGTCACCAGTAACGCTTCCATTGTACGTATCAACACCAGAAAGAACCGTATTTTCCCCGCCATGATTGCGGCCCAAAGCGAACGCCGTGCTATCGCTGACACAAGGGTCTTGGGTGCCGTGAACTGTCAGTACGTGCGGCTTATCACCCCCACCGGTGGATGCCCGAAGCGCTGTGGCAACCTCGCCGCCTAGCTCGGCAGTCGCGCCACCCTCGCGGCCACGCAGAGCCACCGTCACCGCTGGCGGCACGCCCGCATTGGCATGGCTGTCAGAGTGGCCGCCTGCGCGTAGTGTTGGCGAGCATTCTGATAGCGCATCGCCGCCATAGTCTTTGGAGCTAAAGGCAATCGTGGGCACACCGCGCCCGGTGCCATCTTCGCTGCAGCCTTTTCCGTTGTTTGCGGTGTTTAGGGTGTGCGAGATATTTCCAGTAACTGACTGAACCAGGAACGTCTCGCTCTCAAAATCAAGGCGACCGTGCGGGCCGCTATGAGCGTTGAGGGCGTGGCTTGTTTCTGCTGGCCCTGATTGACGGTTTTGTCCGAAGGCGACTGCCACGCCATGCTGCTTTCCAGCCTGCAAGGTGTACATGGGGTCACCGTCGGTACCGATACCCATTCCTACGCGAGGGTCGGTGGTGCTTTTCCCAGTACGGGCGCCGGGTTCCAGCAGCGGAACCGCAACTACGGGGTCTTGCCCTCTGGTTTCTCCAGGTCGTTCAACGCCGCGGCCTGAGCTTGTAAGGCATGGAGCAGCATCGTGGGTAAAGCCTTGCCCCTTTTCTCTGCGCGGCGGAGTATCCCGGCGCACGCCTTCGGACTCAAAAAGTACCGCTGCGGGATCGAAGTCTGTTCGAGCACTTGCGACAACGAACACACGGCGGCGTCGTTGGGCCACTCCGAAATATTGGGCGTCAAGAACCCGCCATGCGACTGCTCTTTGGGGTCCATACACACAACCAGCGTTCGTCCATTTTTTCCCTGAAGGCTGCAATTCGCGGTCTTCCCCAGCGAGCGCGCCAAGAAAGCATCCGAAGGCGTTTTGCTTGTCGCTGAGGACGCCGGGGACGTTTTCCCAGACGATGACGGCTTCGGCATTTCCGGCCCGAGTTCGAACAGTGTCGATTGCATTGGCTAGCTCCACGTATTTCATTGTTAACTGGCCGCGCGCATCGGCCATTCCCCCCCGCATTCCCGCGACGCTGAACGCTTGGCAGGGCGTGCCGCCTACCAGCACATCAGGCGCTTCAATCTCGCCCAAGAGGATGCGGCAGCTTATCTTGGTCATGTCGCCAAGGTTCGGCACGTCAGGCCAGTGGTGCGCTAGCACGGCGCTGGGAAACGCTTCGACTTCAGAGAACCATGCGGGCGTCATGCCTAACGGCTCCCAGGCTACTGAGGCCGCTTCGATTCCACTGCAAACACTGCCGTAGTTCATGGGTCATGCCCCTCCAGGTTGGCCTTGATCCACTCCAGTTCGCCGGCGTGGCCGGCGTCCTGAAGCACAACGCGCCCCTCGGGGTCGCGGATGATGCGGTGATGGCCGCCGCTCCCGCGGCGCGGGATGCGCTCGACCTGGTAGCCGTGGCGCGCCCACTTGGCGTTGGGGCTGTCAGGGTGGGGTGTCATGAGCTATCTCCTCTGGCTTTGGCCGGGGCGCTCCGGGCAAGCTCCAGGGCCGCGCGCGTCTTGCGAACCACATCACCCTCCAGAGGCGAGATGGTATCGATCAGCTCAAGGCATGCTTCCAGCGCCTCCTCCAGCTGCTGACAGACGTGCAATCGGTTACCGTCGAAGTCCACGGCCACCACCTGGCCGCCCTGAAATTCGGTGGCTGCGCTGTATCGCGGCACAATCCCGGCGGGGAATCTCACGACGATGGTGTGTGTCTGGCTCATGCCGCCTCCTTGTCGTCGTCGGGCTTGGCCGCCTTGCCGCAGAAGGGGCAGAGGTTGGCGGTGACGAAGGTGTCGATCTTCTGGCGCTTCATGCCCTTGGTCGGATCCTTCTTCGGGACCCAGACCTCGCCCTGGTAGCCGATCATGAGCGGCGACGACATCTGATTGCCGGTCAGGGTGAAGCCATAGCCCTGGAGCTTGGCATCGAAGTCCTTGAAGCCCTCGGGCAGCTTCGCCTTGACGTGCTCGGCCAGCTTCTCGGCGACCTTGGTTTGGCAATCGCACTGCATGGTGTCCTCCAGAAACTGCATGGTGTCCTCCAGAAACAGGAAGCCCCGCGGCAGGGCGGGGCAGGGTGGATGATAGGGCTGCCTGTGCGGCAGGCAAGGAGTTCCCGCTCGATCAGGGCGGGTCTGTAGTTTTCTGAGCTGCCTGTGCGGCAGGCAAGCACCACGGCGGCGCCGGGATCGTTGGCCACGTTTTCTGAGCTGCCTGTGCGGCAGGCAAGTAGAGCCCCGCGCGTGCGGGGAACGGTCATGCTGCCTTTGCTTGCTCGCCCGCCAGCGGCACGATCAGGCTCAGATGATCTTCCATGCTGCCGTCGGTAGGGCGAAAGCGCCCCAGCTCCTCCCATGTGAACTTGCCAGCCTGGTTTGCATCGGTTGTGTAGCCGCAGGCGCCAGGGCGGTGATAGGCGTCGTGTCCCTTGTGCCAGATGAGGTAGAGCGGTTCCTCGGGCGGGAACAGGATGTTTTTCAGAGTCTCGGCGCGTCGGAAGTCCATCGCCTTGACGGCCCGGGATAGTTCGCTTTCAAGGCGCTTCCGGCTCAGGCCATCGTTTCGTTTTCGCCGAAGGTCGCCCGGGCTGTCGACGTAGAGAGCGAAACTGGCCTCATTGGTGACGCCGTACTTGCCGGTAACCACCCACCACATGTTGTTGATGTTGTAGTAGGCGGTGCCGACGCACATGCGGCCCTTCCGATCCGCGAAGTAGACGCGCTGGCCGTGCTCGATCAGCTTTCCATCGGCCGACTTCCTGTTGACGTCGCTGATCGCGTAAGCGCTGGTGTCGCCCTTGAAATGCCAGCTGGTACGCCAGCATTCCTCGACCCACTCCATTGCTGTCATCGCCCCGGGACCGCGCTTCGCAGTGCGCCCGTCACGCGGCTTGTGGTTGAACTCGTAGCCGGCGAAGACGTTGCATAGGTAGGCGCGCAGTCGGCGGCGGGTGCGCTCCATCTCCAGCCAAAGTAGATAGGGCATCCGCTTTTCTTTATCGAAGTCGTAGCGCCCGCCGTTGGGATTCTCGACGCTGGCGACGTCCTGCCACATCTCGAACTTGATGCAGCGACCGGTGACTTCGAGTCGACCCTGTAGGTCGCCCTTTCGGCAGTAGCGGTAACCTTCGGCGAAGCGCCGGCCGTACCGCTCGACCATGTCCGCCGGCACCTCCGTCTGCCAGCCAATCCGGCGAAGCTGCTGGGCAATGCGAAGGAAGACATCCTTCTTGAACTGGCGCTCCCATGCCTGCCACTGAAGCGGGCCCTGACGCTCCGGTTCCTCCCAGACGTTCAGGACGTTCAGGCTGGCATCGCCGAAGCTCACGGTGCCGTTTCGATCAATCGTTGGCATGCTGCCTCCTTGATAGCTGCCCGGGTCAGCCCCCGGCGATATTCGGGAACCGGGCGAACGGGATCTCGTCGTCGAAGTCGCTGAAGCCGCCCCCGCCCCCGCCTCCGCCTTGCGGGGCCTGGCTGGGCGGCGGGGCGCCGTAGCCGGGCGGCTGACTCTGAGGCGGCTGCCTGCGCTGCTGCTGGCCGCCCTGGCCGTAGTCGCCTTGTGGCTGGCCGCCGTAGCCGCCGGCCGACTGCCCCTGCTGGTCGTCGCGGGAGTCGAGCATCTGCATGTCGTTGGCGACGATCTCGGTGCTGTAGCGGTCCTGGCCGTCCTGCCCCTGCCACTTGCGCGTCTGCAGGCGGCCCTCGATGTAGACCTTGGAGCCCTTGCGCAGGTACTGCTGGGCGATTTCGGCCGTCTTGTTGAACAGCACGACGCTGTGCCACTCGGTGCGCTCCTGTCGCTGCCCGCTCTGACGGTCCATCCAGCTGTCGGTAGTGGCCAGCCGTAGGTTGGCGACCGGGTTGCCGGAGGGCATGAAGCGCACCTCCGGATCCTGACCCAGGTTGCCAATGAGGATGACCTTGTTCACTCCGCGTGCCATATCGGCTCCTTTCTCGTGTTCAGGTGCGTGCATGCGCACGGCATAGCGCCCTCGAAGAAGGCGCTACACGCTGCGTTGCAGCCCTTGGGGTGCCGTGCCAATCCTTGCCATACCGGGCCGCGCCATGCCCCGCCGTGCAAAGCCACGTAGCGCTTTCGCACCGGAAAGCCCTCTCGCCGAGAGGGCAGACCGCTACGTTGTAGCCCTTGGGGTGCCCCGCCCTGCCTTGCCAGACGGCGCCGGGCCGCGCCCTTGGTGCATCTGCACCGGAAGGGCGGCTCGCAAGCCGCCAGACCGCTGCATACGCAGCCCTTGCCACGCGATGCCTGGCCGGACCGAGCCATGCCATCGCATGCCGCGCGCTGAGCCAATCGCGCTATTCGGCGGGATGGAAGGGAAGGGTGAGGCGCTTCTGCTGCCGATTCATCAGCTGCTGGAATCCCGCCACCCGGGCCTGAGCGTCGACGTGGCGGCGAGCGCCTTCGTCGCTCATCTCGTCGAAGCGGGCATGCGCCAGGATGCGCTGTGTCTTGCTCAGGCTCTTGTTGATTACCCTGGTCAGGGCGTGGATGGCGAAGCCGGCCTGGTCGTCAGGCGGGACGATTCGGTAGCCCTCGCCCCAGACGTTGGCGACCACGATGCAGCGCTCCTCCATCAGGTAGGTGAAGAAGCTCTTGAGGCGGCTCCGCTCCTCCCAGCGCGCTTTCTCGTATTCGGCTACGGTGGCGGGCGCTGGCATATCCAGCGCCCAGTCAAGCCACTCGTGACTGATCAGGTCGCCATCCTTGAAACCTTCGCGGTCGAAGGCGGCGATGGCGCCTTCCATCCAGGTGGTGTCCTTGCTCACTGCACAACCTCCACATTGAAGCGCCCAAAGGTGCCGCCCTTCTCGGGACGGTAATCGCCCAGGCCGACGAACATGCCGGCGTCCTCAGCAGCGCGCGCGATGCTGTCTTGCTCGGTCATCTCTGGGCTGAACATCACGTCGACCTGAAGCGACCAGTCATGAATCTTGGGCCGATAGCGCATCAACCTCGATTGGCTGACTACCACCGAGCGGCAGTCGACGAACTTTCTTTCGGCAAACATCTTTTCCGGGTCGCGCGGGCCGGGATAGTCGAGCTTGACGCGCTCTTCCAGCACCATGACGCCGCGCTTGAAGGCGGCGCCCAGGCGGTTGAGCTTGGCAGCACCCACCAAGGCAGACTTGATGTTCTGGCCCGGCAGATAAGGGCCCATGTCCTTATCGTGGTAGAGGCCGCCCATCCATTCGGACTTGGCGATGGCTTCGTGATCCTCGTCCAGCTTCTTGCGCTTTCCGGTCAGCACCTTATGGGCCTTGGTCATGGGGTCGAGCGGGTTCGCATAGCGGTCGCTGTGCATGAGAAGCGGCGAAATGCCGGTCAGTTTCAGGGTGACGGTTTTCATCGTCGTGGCTCCTATTGCGCCGGGGTACGGGCGCGCGGCAGCCCCAAGCGGGCTTGGCGCCATGTGTTTCCGGCTGGTGGTGAAGGCCCCGTCGTGCGGGGTCGAGGAGTGGCGGCTTACTGGCCGCCGTCAGCTTGCTGCTTGAGCGTGGCCAGGCGAGCCTTGTAGGCCTCCCGGGCTACGCCTTGGTCGCCTTCCGGCAGGTGGCGGGCCATATCGGCGGCTTCGGCCAGCTCGTCCGGGCTGTACGCCTTCTTGATCTGCTCGCAGACGTAAGCGCAGGTGATCTCGCCGCCGGGGGCGGCATCCTCGGGCTCACCCGTCGGCGCCTCGGCGGGGTCGCTGGCCGGCGGTGCCTCCTGATGCCGCGCTTGCTGCGCCTTCGACTGGAGCTTCTGAGAGAGCTTGGCCTTGACCCTGCCTTGGGCATTACTGGGCAGAGAGCCCGGTCCTTGCGCTGCTTGGCGCGGCGTCACGTCACGCTCGCCGGCCTGTTGGCCGTAGCCGTCCACCTCGTCGGGGGTGTAGACGCCCAGGATCACGTCGGGGCAGTACAGGCGCGCCCAGCGCTTGATGGCCAGGTAGGCGAGCTGCTGCTTGGGGTCGCTGGCCCACAGAGTGGAGTTGCGGGTTTGGGCCTGGGTCAGCAGGATCTCCAGTACACGGGGCTCGTCTTCGCCCTTGAGCGTGGCCCACACGCGAACGCCCAGCCCTTCCTCGTCTTTCGAGGTCCAGCCCGGCGCCTTGTAGGTGCCTTTCTGCCCCTGCTTCTCGACGAACTTGCCGATGATCTTCGTCCATTCGCCGAACCACTCGTACTGCAGCCGCCCGGTGGTGGGTGCCATGGTGTTGATCACAGCGTTGACCAGTTGAGCCTCGTAGCCCAGCGTGCCGTTGACCAGGTGGGTCTTCTGCGCGACGGCGAAGGGGTTCATGCGCCACTGCGCGGCCTGCATCACCACCGCCATGCAGTCCCCGGCGTTGCCCTGAAGGTGGCGGGGCACCGTCGACTGCCCCTTGGCCATCACCTGAGCCAGGTTGTAGAGCTGGCTCATGGCGTTGTGGTTGAACAGCAGGTTCTGCATCTCCTCCTGCGTCTGGATCGACGGCGCCGCCGCCTGGCTCTCGGCGGGGGCTTGGAACTGCTGTGCGTTGAGGGGTGCAGTAGTCATGCGGCTTCTCCTTGTTGTTCGACATCATCGGCCTGTGCGGCCAGCTGGTCCTTCTCGGCCTTGTTCATCTTCCCGTAGCGGATGTCGACGTACTCGCTCTCGCCGACCTCGACGGTGTAGGCCTTGCGCTTGGTCACCTTGCGGCGCATCACCTGGTCGTCACCGAAGGTGGCCACCGCAGCATCGCCCATGGCCTCGAGGATGTGGGCGCGGGCCACCTTGGCGGTGGTCTCCAGGGCCTTGATCTCCTCCTTGGCCTGTTGCTCGACCTTGCGCCAATGCTCGAGCGCGGATAGGTCGACCATGCTGCCGTCGGTGCCCGGGTGCAGGCGCTTGAGCAGCTCGATGGCCTTGGGGTGCTCAACATCAATCTCCGGCATCTCGCCGCGCTGGATGGTGGCCCACAGCTCGCCCTCCAGGGCGATCAGGTCGTCGATCAGCTCGTCGTCGCGCAGGATGGGGTACCAGCGAGTCTCCCAACCGGCGATAGTCACCACCAGGAAGCCCCACTCGTAGCCGGTGACGGCCAGTTGGTGCTGCACCTGAATGAAGTAGTCCTCCGGCACCTCGCCTGTGGTGCACAGCCCGCCGGTGGTGTGCACGTTGTCCGGCCTGCCCCAGCCCTGCGCGAACTCGACGTTCTTGAGCTCGGCCACGCCCGGGCCCTTCACGGTCTGGCCCATGACCAGCTCGAGCCAGGCCGACTGCGCATCGGTGACGCCGACGATGCGGCGGTCGATGTTGGCCAGCATGAACGGGTGCTCGGGGTGGGCCAGCATGCAGTTGAAGTTCTGGACGTTGAGCCCGGTGAACTCCGCGAAGCGGGAAGCGGTCACCGGCTCCATGACGTGGCCCATGGCCATCTTCTGGCGGCGGCGGTAGTTGGCGTCCGCGTCGTCGCTGACTAGGCCCAGCTTGCGCTCGGCGATATCGAACGGGGTGCGGTGCTCGCTAGCCCCGACGGCTGCCGCGGCCTCGCTGGCCCCGATGCCGAGCCCGCGCAGCTGCAGCCACACCTCCTCGGGCATATCCAGGGTGGCGACGCGATGGTTGGTGATCAGTTCGTGTTTGGCCTGTTCAATGGTCATGCTCATAGTGCTATCCTCATTCGGGTGATGCGATACGGTTGTCGGTCACTGCAACGGGCCTCACTCCAGCGCCTACTGGGGTGGGGCTTTTTCATGTCCAGGCGCGGGCTTCCAGGCTGTCGATGTAGGCATCGATGCGCGCCTGGCTTCGGATCTCGCGCAGGCTGGCTTCGTACTGCTCCAGGATGGCGTCGTCGTCGGCGTCGGTGAGCTTGGCCAGTAGCCAGCCCGCCTTGTAGCCGCGACGGTCGTAGACCTCGTACTCGATTTCCGGCCCGCTGGGCGGCTCGAAGAAGCTGCCGGGGTCGGCCGGGGTGTAGCTGGTGACATCCACCAAGCAGGGGATGCCGGCGATACGGGTGGGCATCATGATCAGCCTCCTTTAACGCGCGGGGCGCTACTTCCAGATCTGGAGCAGGGCGGGCTTAAGTCCGTTGCGCCGGGATACGTACTCGGCCTCTCGGCGAGCGTTGGCCGCTTCCGTCGTATTGGCCGGCCCGTCTTCGATCGCCCGGCGGCTGATGGCCTTGCGCCGCCACACCAGGGCGCGACCCTGTTCGCGGACCAGGTCGACGACTCGGGTTCTGCGATTGACAAGGTGCACCACCTTGCCCTGATGAATAGGGATCATGACGACTTCCTCTCGATTCGTGACTGGTGTCATACCAGGCTCCAGGTGTCCGTAAAAAAGCCCGACGGGAGGCCGGGCAATGTGCAGGGAACTGAAGTGATGCCCGCCAGATAACGCCCTGGTGGGCCGGGTGATGCAGCGGCCCTATCTTTTCGTTCCATTAACCCCCACCGATAAGGCATACGGGAGCACCCGCTTTGGGGCGTATCTTTCACTGCATCGAGAAGCACCCTGACGCCACAACGGCGGGAGGGTCAGAGACCTGTAGCGCCAAGGCGCTTCTCGATGACCCTGATATGCTCAGGGCCAGCTGACACGGCTGCCGGTCGCGCCGGCGGCTGCCAGGCCGCGCCCCCACCTCTCTTAGGGAGCGCCCCGCGACGACAGAGCCAATGCTGTTGGAATGCCGTTCCTCATGCGGGTGAGGCCGTGCCCACCTGCCCGGTTTCTCGGGTGGTGCCCCCTTGTGGCCCCAGGGGGAGGGGATCGCAGATTGTGAAAGAGCGGTGATCCAGTGGGCGGTGTGCCGTGCTGTTGAAATGAAGATTATGCATTGATGCATATCCTGTCAATGCATTCGTGCAGATAATTTTGCATTCATGCATATTTTCTCGCCATGTCAGTAGCTTGCAGGCAACAAAAAACCCGCCGGGCGGCGGGTCTTGGTGGGTCGAGGCGGGTTTTCTGGGCGTTAGGCGGGCAGGAAGCGCATGGCGGACTCAAGTTTGGCAATGCGCTTCTCGTAGTCTTCGGTCATTGAGCCTCCTGCGAAACAACCAGCTGAGCAATAATTCGCTTCGCCTTGGCTTGACTGCATCCGGTCTCAGCCGCGATCTCTTTCGGGGTCTTGCCATCCTTGTGGAGAGCGGCGACCTTTTCAGGAAGAATCTCCATGTCGAAGATGAGTTTCGCCCTTTCAACAGCGCCGTATATATGGCCTTGCTCAACATTATCGCGATCAGCAAAGAACTTGTTTGCGAAATAAAGGCGCTGCTGGTGATTGCTGCATAACCCCCAGCCAGGGGCGTGGGCCAGCTCTTGCCCCAGCTTAGCCTCCTTCTCTTGGCGCTCCTGGTAAGCTGCTTCCTCGGCTTCGTCGTAAAGAGGGTCATCGTATTCATCGTATTCATCGTCGATGAAGGGGTCTTCATCGGTTTGGTCCAACACGAGAGATTGCCACGAAGCACGCTTGTAAGCGAAGCACAGCCCATTCGCGGCGAACAGGTAGACAGTTATCCCCATCGGCTTGTTGGTCAACGCCTTGTGCTCTTTGCGAGCGTTTTCCTCGGGCGTATCAGCGCCAAACAGAAAGCTGAAGTGGTGGAGTGGGTTATAGCCGATGGCCGTCCTTTCGTATTTATCTGGACAAAGCTCGGTCTTCTCGATAACAACAAGAGTGATGTTCTGCGCTGGCGATCCTTCCAGGCGCTCAATAATAGTTTGCCCAGCATCAGTCGCTGGATGGATAAGGCTGTGCGCATTGAGCTGTGGCGTTTTCGACACCTCAAGACAAGGAATGCCCTTATCGGAAAATAATTGGCGGATAGCTTCTATATCCTTCGGGAGTGTCTGCGCATCCCCAAATAGTATCTTGAACTGCTCGACATCCATGTGAACTCCTTCAGCGCAATCGCATGTCAGCGACTACCACGCCCACCACGCGGCAGTTGCCGTTGATCTTGATGTAGGGCTCGTGCCAGGCCGGGTTCAGCGCTTTGAGCATGCGGCCATGTCCCGGCTCCTCGATCAGCCGCTTGAACGTGGCTTCACCGGTTTCGGTCATGACGGCCACCACGTCCTTGCCGTTCTCGGGCGCGCGCTCCGGGTCCACATAAATCAGCGTGCCCGGCAGATACTCGGGCACCATGGATTCGCCGACCACCCTGAGCACGAAGGTCTGCTCCGAAGCGCCGGCAGGGCGAGGGTGCCAGGTGATGGCGTCCGGGTCGCGCTCAACGTGGCAGACCTCCGTCCAGGCACCGGCCTGCACCCAGCTGATTTCTGGGCACATGCCGGTGGCCTGAGGGGCGGGGGCTACGTCTTTTGACTTAGGCAGGTCGTGAGTCCGAAGGGAGAACAGGTCGGCGAGATCAACAGGCTGTCGGCCACGGAGCTGGTCTGTGGTCACGCCAAAATATTCAGCGAGCTTCTGCAACTGCCTATCCGTTGGGCTCTCAATTTTCCCTTGCAGGATTCTGGACAGCGTCGACTGGGCCACGCCGCTTTCGCGAGCAACCTCAGTCGGCCTTTTTCCCGACGCCCCGATCAGTCGTGCCAAGACGTCTTTCGTTTTCTCTTTTTGCATGGATGCAATGATTGCCCGACCAGATGCATAGGGCAAATGCATTTCACGTTGACAATTATGCATTGATGCATATCCTGTGACATAGAAACGTCTTCCGAGGTTACAGCCATGCACGGCACAGAACTCGCAGAAAAGCTGGAGGCTCTTCTTGCTTCCGGCGTTACGTACAAGGCGATCGCTGAGCGTGCTGGATGCGACGCCTCAACGATCTATCGCATCAGGTCTGGGGCTATCGCCAATCCGCTGTACTCCACCGGCAGGGCTATCGATGAGATGCATGCCGAACTGAAGTCGCGCGCCGCCTAACTTTCACCCTATCCAGAGAAGGGAGCTCCTGCCATGTCCTACACCCGACACCCCAGCCGTGACGCTCTACTGCGCGACGCCCTTGGTCGCCTGCGTGAACAGCGCGGCATCGCCTGCGAGCGCTTCGCCCGCGAACTGAATCGCCAGGTTATGGCGTGCTGCCCGGCCAAGGCGGCTGACCTGCACCTGCCCGACCTGGATGGCTTCACCACGGTAGGGGACGAGTACGACCACGCGGTGATGAGCTGGGCCAAGCGCGTGCAGCGCTGGGCCAGCGGCGCCGTAGAGTTCCCGGCCTGGCTGGAAGAGCCCTGGTGTGCAGCGCTTGAGGTATTCGGTGACGACTTTGCTCGCGTCAGCCTGACGCGCCGCCACGGGTTCATGGGGGTAAAGCGACCCGAGAGCGGGGATGAGATTTCCTGCGGGTTTGCCGCACTTGGCGAGGTGAGCCGAGAAACCGGCGACGTGATGGCCGTCATGTCGCGGATGCTTCACGACAACAAGCTGAGCCCGGCAGACCTGCCCATGGCCGACGAGGCGCTGGCCGAAATTGACGACGCCATCGTCGCGCTGATGAGCACGCGCTCGCTGATCGAACGAAAAGTGCTGGGTCGCAACCCCGGCGTTCGACTGGCGGTGGCCAAGAGCGGAGGGTGACCCGTGATTGTTTCCAGCGTATCGGAATTGATCGATGTGGTGGGCAATGGCCGTCTGGCTGCTGCTTGTGACGTCCACCACGCCACCCCTTGGCACTGGCGCACCAAGGGGCTTCCCGCGCAGCCCAAGCGCCGTGCCCAACATTACCGCCGAGTGCTCGCCGACCTGGCGGGCATCAGCACGTCGGAGCTCTCTCGGCTTGAGGCCGGGGAGACGGTTGAGGTTTCCGATGTGCAAAACGCCGGGTAACCCCCGGACACAACAACGCCCCGATCGGCTGCCACCGCGGGGCGTTGATGTCACTTCATGTATGGAGATGATTATGAACGACAAACCGATAAACGTCCAGTTGATGATCGCCCTGGCAGAGACCGGTCAAGCGGCGGTCGAGCATCACCGCGCCATGCAGGAGCGCAAGCGCTCCCGTCAGGCCTACGCCGAGATCCGCAACCGCTGGCTGAGGGAGAACAGCCACGGGCGAACCATGCGTGATGCCATGGAAGACCCCGAGTTCTTCAACGCCACTGACGACGCCTACAGAGCTTTCGTCGAGGCTCGCCGCGTTGAGCGAAATGCGTTGCGCCGTCTGGAAACTCAGTGCCGCAAGGCGGGAGGCAACGTATGAGCATGCCCATGGAGATGCCGGCGCTCACGATGTCGAGCAGGGATATTGCCGAGCTGGTGGAGTCTCGCCACGACAAGGTGAAGCAATCCATCGAAAGGCTGGCCGAGCGCGGCCTTATCACTTTTACCCCAGTGGGGGAGAAGTCCACTGGCGGGCGTCCGGCGACCGTTTACCGCGTTGGCAAGCGAGATAGCTATGTGATCGTGGCACAGCTGTCGCCTGAGTTCACGGCGCGCCTTGTCGATCGCTGGCAAGAGCTTGAGGAGCAGGCCGCCAAGCCATCGCTTCCCGACTTCTCCGATCCGATTGCTGCTGCCGAGGCGTGGATCGAAGCCAAAAAGGCCGAGCAGGCCGCCATTGCCACCAAGGCAGAGATTGGCAGTCGGCGAGAAGCCACGGCCATGGCGACCGCCAGCGCCGCATCTCGCCGTGCCGCAAAGCTGGAGCGCGATCTGGATCGCTCCAAGGATTACTGCACTATCAAGCGCATGTCGATGCTGACTCATGGCCAGAAGTACAACTGGCGCCTACTGAAGTCCGCATCTCAAGACCTGGGCATTCCTGCCATCGACGTGTTCGACGCCAACTACGGAACCGTCAAGGCGTATCACGCCGACGTGTGGATGGAAGCCTATGGGCTGGAGGTGGCGGCATGAGCAACGTACTGAAGTTCCCCGAGCGCTACCACGAGCAGCCATCAGAGGAGCCGCAGGCACCCGCAGAAACGCCAAGGGGGCCACAAGTGGAGGATGGATACACGAGGATCGCGAACGAGCTGTTTGAGGCGATTATCAGCGCCCCATTGACCGACCGTGAGCGCCGTGTCGCTCTCGCCGTGATGCGGCTCACGTATGGCTGGAACAAGAAGGCGGACCGCATTGCTGATAGCCAGATTGCCGAGGTCTGTCATCTCCCTCGCCAGAAGGTCAACCGCATCAAGCAGCAGCTGGTTGCGAAGCGCGTGCTGAATATCGAGGGCGCTGGGCATGGCCTGCTTTCTCTCAACAAGCACTTCGTTGAATGGGATTTAACGGCCTCTCACACCCCGATCAAGGGGGGTGACAAAAGGGGTGACACTGTACCCCACGGGGGTGACAAAGATTGTACCCCACGGGGGTGCACACCAAAGACAGAAGACAAGTTACTACCTAACGGTAGTAACAATACGTCCGAGCAATCGAAACCCAAGCGGCGAAAGTGGGGTGAGGAGATCGACCACGAGCTGGTGACCGAGATGGTCGCCGCGGTGAGCGCTGACCTCGACGCCCCGGTGAAGCATAACCCCACCACCTGGGCCAACGAGTTTCGCCTGATGCGAGAAAGCGATGGTCGCACCGTTGAGCAAATTCGCTACCTGATCACCTGGACGGCCACGCATGAGTTCTGGTCGGGGATCGTGCTGTCCCCCGCCAAGATGCGCGCCAAGTGGGACCAGCTGGCGAAGCAGGTCAAGCAGCAGCGCAGGCCTGCTCGCCAGGACGGCCGCAAAGGCTTTGCCCAGCCGCAGCCGCAGGGCACCTACACGCCGACCGACATGGATAACCTGCCCGACTGGATGAGGGATTGAGCATGGCACAACCGATGACAACCACCCCGGAAGTTCGCGGCCACCTGGCCAGCATCCTATCGGGGCAGACCAAGGATCGACACGACACCTGCCGCGCCCACGGCCCCTACACTGCCACGCTGATGCCCAACGGCCAGTGGTTCACCTGCCCGGCCTGTCTCGAGGAGGAGAAAGACCGCCAGCGCCGGGACGAGCAGCGTCAGCGCGCCGGGCAGGCCGGCACCGCCAAGCTGGAGAAACTGCGCGAAAACTCGATGATCCCCAAGCGCTTCGCATCACGCACCCTGGAGGGGTTCAACGTCGATGGGCATGAGGGCAAGGCATTCGCCAAGGCGGCCTGCCAGCGCTATGTCGAGCGCTTCGAGGATCGCTTGGCTCAGGGCGGCGGCATGGTGCTGACCGGTTCCGTGGGGGCAGGCAAGAGCCACCTGGCCTATGGCGTCGGCAACGCACTGCTGGCCAGCGGCTACCGCGTCATGGGTATCGACGTCTACGAGCTGATCGATCTGATCAAGGAGCGCGCCTTCAGCCAGAAGGGCGGCAGCGAGCGTGAAGCAATCAAGGCCTTCGTCGGCGGGCTCGACTTGCTGATCCTGGACGAGGTCGGCGCCCAGCTGGGCACCGAGTGGGAGCGCCTGATCCTCTTCAAGATCGTGAACGAGCGCTACAAGCAGATGCTGCCCACCATCCTGATCTCCAATGTCGATGCTGTCGGCCTGGGCGACTACCTGGGGGAGCGGATCATCGACCGTATGAGCGAGGGCGGTGGCATGACGCTGACACTCGACTGGGGGAGCTACCGGAAGGAGGCCGCCGCATGACCATGACGCGATACGAGCGTGAGGCCCTGTCCGTCATCCGCGACGAACACCGGCAGACGCGGCGTCCCGTCACGGTGCAGATCATCTGCATTGGCTGCAATGCCGCGAGCCAGGCTGAGGTGAGCGCCGTGAACCGTGCCCTGCGCCGCCTTCGTGACAAGGGGTTGGCAGGGGTAGCTTACGGCGCCTGGCTGCCGACGGTGCACGGCATGACTGTCGACCTGGAGGCCGTCGAGCAGGCTGGGGAGGCCAAGCCCGAGCCCGCCCCGGAGAGCGTGGGCATGGATCCTGCCAAAGGGCCAGACACCACCGTTATCGCCACCATTTCTCGCCAAGAGCCTGCCGCGATGCCGGCCGAGCTGGTCGGTCGCTGCGCCGCCATGCACCAGGCCCTGTGGGCGCAGGCCCATGCCGCTTATCAGCGAGGGGAGGTCGGCGCTGCTGGTGATCTGTTGTGGTTGGCCGAGACGGGCAAGCAGCTGTTGACCGCCGGAGGCGTCGAGCCATGACCCGCACCGCCTCCGCCAACCAGGTCGAGTACGTGATTCAGCACCCGGAGCAGCTCGCTCCGGTCATGAGTCAGGCTATGGAGATGGCCGGCCGCGGCCTCAAGGGTGGCCCGGTGCGCGTGATTCTGACCCGCATCGAGGAGAAGCGTACCGACAGCCAGAACCGCAAGCTATGGCCGATGCTGAACGACCTCTCTGAGCAGGTCACCTGGTACGGCTACAAGCTCTCGCCGACCGAGTGGAAGGACTTCTCTACGGCAGCATTGAAGCGCCATCGCATGGTGCCCGGGATTGATGGGGGTATTGTCATGGTGGGGCTTAGCACCAGTCGCATGAGCAAGCGCGTGTTCTGCGACCTGATCGAGTGTATGTACGCCTTCGGCACCGAGCAGGGCGTCCAGTGGAGCGAGCCCGCGCTGGCCCTCTACGAGGAATACAAGGAGGCGCGCCAATGATCCCCAAGAGCAAGGCTTGGCGCAGCGAGCGCTATCTGGCATGGGTGCGCAGCCTGCCGTGCTGTATGACCGGCGAGGAGGGCTGTGAGGCCCATCACGTTATCGGGCTCGGCTGGGGACTGTCCGGCTGGGGCCTCAAGGCACCCGACGCCTTCGTGATGCCGCTGACCCCGTGGGCGCATCGTATGGTCCACCAGTGCGCCGAGTGGCAGCCCTGGCAGGTGGAGTGGCTGCAGCAGACGATTCGCGCCGGTCTGACTCAATTCGCCAATGATCCCGACATCCGCGAGCAGCTGACGCGCGCGCTCGCTTTCATCGACGCCAGGGAGGCTGTATGAATCTCTCGGTTCAGTTATTCCGCGCTGGCGTGCCCGATAGCGACCCAATCAGAGAAGCGATTATTGGCCGCGCTGCACTATCCCTTGATCGCGAAATAGCGCGAGTAAACAAGCAGTACGGAATTGAGGTGAATCTATGACAGCTCTATGGACCATTCCCGCCCTGCTGGGCATTGGAGCCGTAGTGCTGATCGCGTTCACGGCGTTCATTTTTCACGGACTGGATGATCAAGGCGAGCCGATGGAGTACGCCATCAACGAGGCTATTAAAGACCGCCACCATCAAGCGGAGGGCGACTGATGATCCTATTCGTGCCCTACATCGCCTGTTCCACCAATACCGCCATTCGTCAGCACTACCAGCAGCGGCGCAAAGACGTGAAGCGCGCGGCCTTGGCCGTCAAAGCGGCTTGCCAAGGGATGAAGCCGGTAAACGGGCAGGTCGATATCGTGTTTCGCCCACGGCTGGGTAAAGGCGTGCCCCGCCGGGATACCAGCAACTACTCGATCAACGTGAAGCACATCGAGGATGGATTGGTTGCGGCTGGGATTTTGCCCGACGACCGTGGCCAGTACGTGCGCCGCGTCATCATGGAGCCGCCAGAGATTGACCGGAAGGCGGCAACTGGCACGTGGGTCGAGATTATTCCTGTGGAGATGTCAGCGTGAAGTGGCGGCTCAAAGACAAGGCCAACGACCGCTGCATCGTCTCTGATTGTGGCGAGTACCGGATAAGCAAGTTCACCTGCGGCGGTGTTGATCTGTTTCTGACTTATCGCGGTAGCAGCGAAATAGGCACAGCAGAGAACGGCAATCAGGCTCGGCGCATTGCAGAGCAGCATAAGGCTAGGCGAGCAGCACAGCAATAACGAATCGGTCTGAGGGGGAGCAAGGGCATGGAGCAGGTCGAAGCGGCAGCCAATGCGGCAGTAGGGCGCAAGCGTCGGGGTGGGCGCGGTGTCCCGTCTCGCCAGGAGCAGGTGTTACTGGCGTGCAAGGTGGGGGAGCGGCTGCGCGAAGCCCGCGAGATGCAGGGGTATTCGCAGGTCAAGGCCGCCCAGCTGCTGGGCTATGCCAATTCCACCAAGCTGGCTAAGATCGAGGGCGGTCGCGATAGCTCGCAGATTCCGCTGTGGGTGGTGAAGCGCGCCGCCCTGCTGTACGACGTGTCTATCGACTACCTGCTCGGCAACACAGAGAGCATGGAGGTCGACGAGCGCCGCTGCCACGCTGCCCGTGACACCATCATCCTGATGCGTGAGGAGTGGGAGCGCCATCGCTGGCGGGATATGCTGGTGACCCGTGAAGTGCAGGAGCGCGTCGAGGCCGTGGAGGAGATGGCCATGCTCATGGCGCAACAGCTCCAGGAAGCACAAGACGCCCTGTCCCGCGTCGAGGAACTGAACCCGCGTCGCTGGGAGAACGTGAAGGGCGGGGCCCGGCTGCAATCCGCCGTTGAGCGGGCCGCCGCCACCGGGCGTACTGCCGAGTCGAAGCTGAAGCGCTTGCATCGCGAGGCCCGCGCCGCTGCCGGGGGTGTGCAACCCGAACTGGAGCTGGTGTACACCTGATGGCGAAGTTGACGGAGCAGCAGTGGCAGAAGGCGAGAGACACCTGGGAGGCGGATTCCCGCGACGGGTACGCCTGGCTGATTCGGGAACTGGAGCTCGACGTGTCGGGCCCCGCCGTGCGCAAGCGCGCCCTCAAAGATGAGTGGAGCAAGGGCGGCGGCAAACCCAAGGCGAAACCGGCTCGGAAACCGAAAACCGCACAGAAACCGAAAACCGAAAACCGAAAACCACGGCGGAAACCGGAAGCCCCCGTCGAGGAGCTGGAGGAGCTGCCGCCGGGGCTCGAGGACAAGGCGGTACCGCTGGATGAAGCCGATTCCATCCCGTTCGATGAGGCGGGGGAGGAGGTCGGTGGCGCATCTCATCATGCAACCCTAACGCGCGTGCGCACACGATCGCTTGAGGACGACCTGGGTGAGAGCCCGCTGGCTGAGGTCTATGACGCGCCCCGTGGCGGCAGCAAATATCACCCGGCCTTCGCCGAGCTGGCCTACAAGCATTGCCTGCTGGGCGCCACGCCGAAGCATGTCGCCGACTTGCTGAAAGTGGATGAGGTCACCGTCTATCGCTGGATGGATACCCATGCCGAGTTCGCCGCCGCAATGGAGCAGGGCCGCGTCGATGCCGACGCCAACGTGGCGCGCTCGCTATACAAGAAGGCCACCGGCTACACGCACCAGGCGGTCAAGGTGTTCCAGTACCAGGGCGCGCCGGTGGTGGTGCCCTATACCGAGATCGTCGCCCCGGACACCGAGGCCGCGAAGTTCTGGCTCAAGAATCGCCAGCCCGAGCTATGGAAGGAGAAGGTCGAGATCGAGGAGCAGCCCACGCTTGCGCTGGTCGATAAGGAGGCGTTGGGGCGCGTCTACCGCGAGGCGCTGGAGCATGCCGCCGAGGTCGAGCGCCAGATGCAGGGGCGTGCCGAGCGCCTGGGGCTGACCATCGATCATGACGACATCGGGATAGGTGCCGGAGGTGGCGCGGGGGGCGACGATGCGTAAGAAGCGCGCCTTGCTGCATGAAGACCCGCGCTGGCTGCCATTCTGCGAGGCCTATGCCGGCGACCTGGTGCGCTTCCAGGTCGAGGTGCTGGAGATGCGGCCCACGCCACAGCAGATCCGGCTGTTCCGCAGCGTGGCGCCGTCGCGCTCCATGGTTTCGGTGGCGTCTGGCCACGGAACCGGCAAGACCACCAGCATTGCCGCTATCGTGCTCTGGCACCTGCTGTGCTACCCGCAGTCGATCACCCTGCTGACCGCCAACGACATGGCGCAGCTCAAGGCCACGCTGTGGAAAGAAATCGGCCTGGCCGTCGAACGCATCCGTAAGGGGGCCTACGGCTGGCTGGCCGAGCATATCGAGATCCTGTCCAACGGCGTGATGCGTATCATCGGCTTCAAGGATACGTGGTTCGTTGAGTCCAAGACCGCCAACGAGAAGACCGCCAACAAAATGGCAGGGCGCCACGGCGAATGGCTGATGATCATCGGCGACGAGGCATCAACGCTGCCCGACGCGGTGCTGACCACGCTGCGCGGCGCCCTGACCGAAGAACACAACCGCATGCTGCTGACTTCGCAGCCGACCCGCAACTCGGGGTTCTTCTACCGGACGCACCACGACCTGAGCAAGCTCAACGGCGGCGACTGGACGCCGCTGGTGTTCTCCTCGCTGGAGTCGCCGCTGGTCAGCGACCAGGCCCTCAAGGAGCTGTGGGAGAGCTACGACGACGACGAGCGTCGTGTGCGCCTGCTGGGCCAGTTCCCGCAGGAGTCGGGCAAGCACATGATGAACCTGCCCGTGGCCGAGGCCATGTATCGCCGGGGGCGCATCATTGGAGACGACGAGCCCTATGGTTGGGTGGTGCTGTCCGATATCGCCAGTGGCGAGGGCTTGCGCGACAAGTCGACCATCGTCGTAGCGCGGGTTATCGGCTACGGCGAGCGCGGCCCCGATGCGCGGCGCGTGGAGATCGTGTCCGTTCCGGTGGTGACCAACAACGTGCGGGCCAACGTCTTCGCCGGCGCCGTGGCCGAGCAGGGTGACCCCTATGATGGCGTGACCTACGCCGTCGACTCCGGCGGCCTGGGCATTAACGTTTGCCAGGACCTGGAGGACATGGGCAAGCCTCTGCATCGCATCAACTGGGGCAATCCATGCTTCCAGAACAAGAACAAGGAGCGCTATCTGAACCTCCGCGCACAGGCCATGCACCAGGCCGCGCGCGCCGCCAAGGAGGGGCGGCTGTCGATCCTGACCGGCGAGCACCGCAACGCCATGCTGTCGCAGTCCAGCCGCATTCCCAAGACCTTCACTGACAAGGGGCGCATCCGGGTGCCGCCCAAACACAGCAAGGAGTGGGAGGGTATGGCGTCGCCCGACCTCTGGGACGCGGTGTGCTTCGCTTTTATCGAGGGCCTGGTCTACACCGCAAGCCAGGAAGGGCCGGGGGAGGGGCGCACTCTGGGTGAGTCGTTGGAGAGCGAGGTTGAAGCGCTCTTTGGCGACGTGGTGTAAACTTATCGCTCTTATCATCGCAATGCCACGGAGCCATGGAATGACCCGAATCCGCCACGCCATCGCCACCACCCTGGGCGCCGCTGCCCTGTTCGCCAGCACGGCCCATGCCGAGCCGTTGGTCACCAATGACCAGGTGCGCGAGATCACCACCATGATGTACAACGCCTACCAGTATGGCGGGGCGGCTGAGATGTACCGGGCGGAGCGTCAGTGCTGGGAAGACTTGGTAGCCGCCACTGGCAATGCCGAGGTGGTCGCCGCCGCGTGTGGCATCGCCAACGTGGCCGCCGCCACCATTGAGGCAGGCTACGCGCAAGAGCAGGGCCGCCTGCCGGTGCTAGAGTATCGGGCCGACGCCGCGATTGCCCGCATCGAGGAGCGCATGGCGGCCAACGACTTCGGCCCGGCCTCGATCGAGCGCATGAAGTCCGAGACCCTGAATCCGCATCTGGGTAGCGTGCTGGCCGCGCTGTCCCTGGCAGGCATGTGAGTGTGAGGAGAAGCCCGTGATCCCTGAAAGCGTGACCATCATCGGCAAGGCGGTGTCCGCTGACGCTAAGGCCCGGCAGCCCAGCGGCATAGAGCGAGCCCTGGCGGCCAGCATGCTCGATTCCGTCGAGAGCGAGGCCGGCAAGCTGCTGACCCCGGAGCGCATCGGCGAGATGATCGAGAACCTGGGGCTGCGCGAAAAGCCCAGCAACCCGTTTTCGCCCAGCCACCCCATGCACTTCGCCTGGGAGATGGCCAATAAGCGTCGGAAAGGCTGGTCTATGGAGTATCCGACATGCTGAGGTCGGTCTCTCAGCGCTTCCGGTGCCGCCGCCTCTTGCGCTCCATCATCCGAGACGCAAGAGCCCGTTACCCCCATCCGTGGGATGACTCTGCAAGGGTTCGCTATATCGCAGAGCGCTACTTTGTCGAGAGCCTAGACCAGAAGCGGGCTTTAACGGCTCTCAGGCTGGCTAGAGCGGCGCGATTGGCGCGCAAGGAGAAAGCATGATTACCGGGGGCAATATGATGTCAGGCAGCGCCGCTGGAGTGGTTCGCTTGAGTCTTTCTGATGGCCACCCTAGCAGCCTTGGGTGCCGGGAGTTCGTTCCTTGGAGCGGCAGTGCAGGCACTGATTGGGCGCAGCTCATCGCCGCGCTTGCTGTCTACACCTCTTGCGTCTTGGTAGTGATCGTCGCTCCGTGGCTGGTGATCGCGATTGCGCTCTGTTTGCTTGCTGTGGCCTGCGCCTGCTCGCCGACCGGGAGGGCTGTCCTGCTGGCCGCCCTGATCCGGCACCGCTGCGCTCGGATAGGAAAAACACCCTCCGGCCGGTGATACTCACCCCGCATCATGCCCTCATGGGAAACAACCGTGAGGGGCATGACCATGCAGCAACCTCCGCTGATCAAGTACAACCTGAAGGATCGTGGCCGCCAGCATCGCGGCGTAGAGCGTCACTTCGACATTCCGGCCATCGTGGCCAGCATCAACGGCCCGGCCACTCAGGAGCGCGTGCAGACGCGCGGCATGCTGGGCTACTTCGGCCACTGGCCGCGGGTACGCTTTGGCATGGAGCCTGCCGAGGGCGGGCTAGCCGAGGGCAAGGCGCACGCCATCGAGCCCGCCGTGGTCACTACCCACCTGAAGGCCTACGACGACGGCACCATCGAGCACCAGACCGAGTTCCTTGACACCGCCACCGGGCAGCTGGCGTCGCGCATGTACGCCAATCGGGTGGGCGGCTTCTCGACCGCCATCGACCCGCGCAAGCCCGAGCTCTACGGTTTCGATTGGGTCAACGACCCGAACTACTCGACCAATCGCGGCTATGACCTGGTGCTGGATAGCGTGACCAGCGGCGAGATGACCTTCGACGACGTGCTGTCCGCCGAGCATGCCGAGCAGGTCGACGCCATGAACCGGCTGTTCGAGATGATGGAGGCCAACCTGCGCCTGGCCATGGATTCGGCGACCCGCTTCGAGCACGAGAACAGCGAGCTTCTCGACCTGCTGAGCAAGCGCGAGGAGCAAGCCAGCCAGGCGGCCCTGGTCACCGACAGCGCGGCCGCTGCCGACACGGCTCGCCAGTTGGATCGCGACCGCCGCTTCTTCATGGACTCCGCGCTGCCGCGCTTTCAGAACCCCGAGGCCCGGGAGGAGCACGACCGTGACTACCTGCGCCTGAAGCGTCGGATGTTCTTCCATGTTTGAGCCCGTGAAGGTCGGTCTCGGCGAGTTTCTGCAGGACTTCTACGCCGAAGTGGTGCCCACTACCAAGCCCCTGCAGGAGTTCGTCGAGCGCGGCTTCCCGTACTGCGCGGCCTGGGCGCCGGCACGCATGGTCGATAAGGCCGAGGAGATGCTGTCGCAGTGGCAGCGCAATGACACGCACCAGGCCCCGACCCGACCGCCCAGTCTGCCGGTGATCCTAGTCGCCGCAGCCAAGGACTGGACGCCGGCCGAGCGCAGCTTCACCGCGCAGATTGCCGACCCGGTGGACATCACTTTTCCCGACGACCCCAAGCAGCGCTACTTCCGCGTGCGCACCGTGGCCGGCGAGGTTCGCGCCCAGCTGGCGTTCTTCGCCAGCGACGAGCCCACGGCCAAGAGCCTAGCCGCTCAATTCCTGCTGTACCTGGACTCGCCCAGCCGTCGCCGATTCCTGGCCCGTTACCCGTTCGCCGGCCTTGAGCACGAGTACCCGGCACAGGTGGAGGCCCCGGACAATCCGGCGATGAACGTCGAGACCGGCAACAAGAACCTGACCATCCTGGCTGTCGACCTGGTGCTCAAAGTCACGGTGCCGCTGTTCATGGCGCCCAAGGCTGGCGAGCCCAACGACGGCAAGGGCGTTCCCGGTACCGACGACCCGGCCGGCTATCCGCTGGTGTCCGAGGTCGATCCCGAGGAGAGAGAGGTCGCCCCATGATCCAGTTGCAGGCCAATATCAGCGGCTTCGCCGGCAGGCCCGCCACGGTGCTGGGCGCCCTCGACGAGGAGACCGGCATCCTGGTGGTGGCCGCCGTGACCGACGTCATGCCTCGCCGCGACGGCTGCGTGGTGATCGACACCAACACACGCGCCGACCGCGATTCGCTGTTCGAGTACGGCGACCTGAAGGAGGCCATCACCGCTTACTACGACCTCAAGGGCACGGTGGCCGCCGACGGCCGTAGCGCCTGCCTGCGCTTCATGGAGCGCGCCATGCGCGCCGACCCGGCTGGCGGCATCGAGATGGACGGCGTGGACGTAACGGGGCCCATCTATCGCATCTCGCCGGACGCCGGCAACGCACAGGTGGGCGCCCTGGCACTGTGCCGCTACGCCAAGCACTACGGCGCGGTGGCTGACACTCTGACCATGGCCGATGAGCTCTCCCGGTTGCTGGCCGGCCAGGCGGTGACCATATGAGCGTCGACCGCAAAAGCCAGGCCGCACGGGTGTTCTATCGCCTGGTGCGTGACTTCTCGCAGTCGGTAAAGCCCTGGGAGCAGGCCATCTATCACGACGTGGCCCCGGACGAGCGCTGGGACATCACGCTGACCGCGCGCAAGGTCTACGGTGACGCCGGCGAGTTCCTGGCCATCATGGCCGCCGCCGGCATGGAGACTGTCGACCAGCCCCTGGACCAACAGCGCCTAGTGCTGCCCAGCGCCGACCGGCTGCGCGCCTTCAAGCGCCGCGCCGGCTTCGAGTCGCGCGCCGACCACCGCGACCGTGACGGCGCGACATGGAGGACTGACTGATGGCAGGCGACCCGAGGGCAATATCCCGTCTTAGCGGCAGTGCCGCCGAGGCCCGCGCCCGCGCCGCGGAAGACAGGCAGGAGCGTCAGGCGGCGCCCAATATCCTCAACCCCAACGAGGTGCGCGGCGACTACGACGCCAGCCGCATGCTGATGACCACTCTGGGTGGCGAGGTGCGACCCGTCACCGCCGACGACCTAGCCATGTTCCGCCACAATGCGCGCACGGCCGGTCAGCGCTTCAAGGGAGGCATCACGGCGCGCCAGGTCATCGACCTGTCGTTGTCCGTCGACCGCGACCGCGCCCGTCGGCAAATCACCATGGCGGTGCCGTCGGCGGCGCGTGGCGTGCGCAGCAGCAACCGCCAGGTGTCCGCCCTGGAGGTGCGCTTCATCACCAATGCCGGCCCGGACAGCGACGTCAGCCGCCACCACGTCACCGTGGAGTTCACCGGCTACCAGACGGCCATCGCCTCCGGGGCGGAGAGCGTGAAGCGGGCGGCCGCCCGCCTGCGCAAGGAGGGCATCCGCTTCGACTGCGATTGTGGGCGCCACCGCTACTGGTACCGCTACATCGCAACCATCGGCCGCTACAACGCCGGCCGCCCGGAGACCGGCTATCCCAAGATCCGTAACCCCAAGCTCAGCGGTGTGGCGTGCAAGCACGTGCTGCGCGTCATGTCGGAGATCGAGGGTGGCAGTGCCGTACAAGCCTTCCTGGCTCGAGCCATCGAGAAGGGGCGCCAGACCGAGGACGGTAGCGGACACATTCGCCAGCGGCAGAGGGAGGCCGAGAGGCTGGCCGAGAAGCAGGCCAAGCGCCCCCGGGGCGGGCCAGCCAATACCGGCGACCGCGACTTCGACCGCGCCCGGCGCGCCCTGCGTCGGCAGAGCCGGGCCACCACCACCAAGCCCAAGCGCACGGCCAATGGCAGCAAGCGCATGCAGGCATTGGGCGCTTCGCCCGCCGCCCGTGACAAGCTGATCGCCACCGCCCGCGAGCTGGGCCTGACGCCCGAGCAGGCCATCGCCATTCTTCAGGGAGGCAAGTAAATGCTCAACAACGTGCCGACGGGCATCAACGCCATGGCCCGCAACGTCATCATCAACCACCCCAACGCCTACAACTGCGAGGTCTACCGGCGCCGCGTCGGCCGCACCAGTACCGATGAGGTCGGTGGCGCGCCCACGCTGGGCGGTATGGCGGTCATGAGCTCCGAGGACGAGGACGATATTCGATGGGAGCTGGTCGGCCTGGGCTTCGCTCTGCCAGCCGAGCAGTTCCAGCCGTCGCCGATGATGGACCGCCGCGACGCGAACAACGGCTATGCCGACGAGCTGCGCTTCCTGGTCGAGCCCGAGGAGATGGTCGGCGACCCCGGCGGCTTCGAGGTGCTGAAGCGTGACGTTATCTACCTGCTGTTGGGCGAGGGCGAGAGCGCGCCCAAAGTGGCCTACGAGATCGTCGAGGTCGAGGCTGTGGTCAACGTGCCGCCCTTCGTGCCTCGCTACGTGGTCAACCGCCGCGACGACCTGGACATCATCGACCCGTCCGCACCCGAGGACGACACCATAGCCTGACCACAGCTGCTGCTGTCGATCGTTGCCGGCCTAGCGCCGGCTTTTTTGTGCCGCAAACCCGGAAAAACGCCCGAAACCGGCCGTCGCGGCGCCTTCAGACTCGAACCATCCGGCCACCTGGTCGGCCTTGCACTTCCCTGTGAGCAAAGGAGAGAGGGCTATGCCTCAGCACTACTACAGCCGCGAGACCGCCGAGGTCGCCGAGTTCATCGACAGCCTGAAGCATGAGTCGGTCAAGGGCGGCGTCTTCGATTCGGCCGCCGCTGACGACTTCCTGGCGAACGCCATCAACCAGTCCACCGGCGTCAAGGTGCCGGAGAAACTGCAAGTCGCCCTCGATGAGGCCGACGACAAGACCGCCAGCATGGTAACCCGCGCCATCCTGGACGGCGTGGCTATCTACGAGCAGGCCCACGGCACGTCCTGCCCGGCCGACGTCATGCAGCAGGCGATGCACCTGGCCTACGCCACTACCAATGATGCCCGCCGCAAGATGGGCATGCAGCTCGACTCCGCCACCAGTGAGGCCAGCGACGTTCACTCGCTGCAGCCCAACAGGGCGGTGGTCGCCATCCTAGCCACCCTGACCGAGGCTATTCCGTTCGCCCACTACCTGCCGGCGGACATCAACTCGAACGAGGCCAAGCTGGCCATCATGACCCACCAGGCTGGCCGCGACTACGGCAGCTACGGCGTGGGCGATATCATGGACGGCGGCAACAGTGGCGACGCCTACATCACCTCCGGTCGCGAGCACAAGTGCGCCATCGTGACCGATACCAACGGCCCGACTGGCGACATCACCGGCAAGATCACCGCCGTGCAGGACACGCCGGAGACCTGCGATCCGAACGCCGCTACCGTCAAGCTGCTGCGCGGCCGCTCGCTGGTTTATCTCGACGGCATGATCGTCGCCAAGGAGGTCAACGCCACTGGCAGCGGTGCGTCTACCGTCAGCGGCCAGGTCGACATCGGCGGCACCACCCACCAGATTGGCGGCACCATCCACCCAGACACCGGCGACATCGCGCTGACCGCGAATCCTCCTCTGCCCGAGTCCGCGCATGTGCTGGTGGAAGCCTTCATCGACTACGAGCGGGCCCCGGAGCTGACCCCGGAGATCATCACCGCCGTCGACACCTTCCAGCTGTTCGCCAAGCCGTGGCGCGTGACCACCCACCAGACCATCGACAGCCGCACGCAGATGGCCAACGAGCTGGGTCTTGATCCGTACAGCGAGGGCGTGCTCGGCATCCAGTCGCAGTTCGCCAACGAGCGCCACTACGAGGTGCTGCGCAAGGCTCGCCGCCTGGCGTCCCGCAACCAGGAGAGCTTCGACTTCGCCTGGGCGACGCAGGGCGACTACAAGTCACGCTCCGACGTGTGGCGCGACTTCAACGCCGTCGTCGGCGCCGTCAGCCAGCGCATGGCGCTGACCACCATGAACCACGGCGTCACCCACCTCTACGTGGGCGAGAACGTCGCCGCCCAGATGCAGGGCCTGCCCGCCGATATCTGGGAACCCTCCGGTGTCGTCGAGCGTCCCGGCATCTTCCGCCTGGGCCGCCTGTTCGGCCGCTACGACGTCTACTACAGCCCCAAGGTGGTGCTCGAGAGCGGCGGCAGCGCTGAAGTGCTGTGCGTGGGCCGCGCTACCGACGTGACCCGCAACCCGTTCGTGCTGGGCGATGCCGTGCCGCCGACCGTGATCCCGCTGGCCACCAACGCCGACCTGAAGTCCGGCGCCGGCTTCTACGCGCGCAACTTCACCAGCGTGAACCCGCACCAGCCCAGCTCCACCGGCTGCGCGCTGATCAACGTCACCAACCTGTTCTAAGGGGAGTAGCACATGACTCGACTGGTGATTGGAGCGCCCGTCCTGGGCCAGGACGGCGCCAACCAGAAGGCCAAGGCAGCGTTCAGCGGGGCCGAGTTCCCGCTGAACGTCAAGGTAGTCAACAAGATGACGGTCACGCTCAGTCTGCCCGAGGCCAACATCAAGCTGCGCCCGCTGGCCAGTGGCGTGGCCACCTTCCGCAATTTCGACCGCCTGCAGCGCGCGGTGTCGAGCCTGGAACAGATCGCCAAGCTCAACAACGCCAAGGCCTTGGTCGAGCTCGACGCCGGCGAGACCGAGGTGGGTGCTGGTGGCGAGACCTCTACCGAAGGCGAAGCCGGCGACAGCCAGTCCGACGACCCGGCGGTGACCATCGTTCAGGACGACGACGAGGCATTCATCGTCGAGGTGCAGGGCGTGCGCTTCGAGCCGCTGCGCAACCAGGTGCGGGAAGACGGCACACTGACCGCCGGCGGCCTGAAGGCCTTCGAGGAAGCCAAGGCAGCCGCCGAGGCCGCAGAGTAAAGAGCAAGGGGGTAGCAACCAATGAGCGTGTCATCCGTTCGACAGCTCGGGGCCGAATCGGGGGTTCAGTTGAACCCCTTGGTCGACAGCTCCGAGATCCCGACCACGGGAAATGAAGACCAGGTATTCGCTATCGCCATGCGCGCCACGCGCGGGCGTATCGATCGTGCCTTCAAAGCCAACCGCAGCAACGTCCGCCAGCGGCTGGGCCACGGCGAGCCGATGCGCGACAACGAGCTCAACGAGGCCTATGCCCACGTCCGTGAGGCGCTGGACAACGGGGCCTACGAGGCCGTGGTGAGCCGCCTGCATTCCGAGACCGCCAAGCTGAGCTGGGTCGTTGCCACCGAGGTGCTGGACGACGTGTCCAGTGAGCCGACCGGCGAGATTGCCTTCAGCGTCTCCGAGACCGAGCCGGCAACCGACTTCCTGTTCGCCGTGAAGCACCTGGAGTGCTTCAACGATGGCGTTATGGTCGAGTTCCGCGCCGACGAGAAGCGCGAGGGCGGGGTCAGCGTCGCCAATGACGTCATCACCCTGCGCCTGCTTGAGCCCAACGGCGAGAAGCTGATCGAGATCACCGGCTCGCTTGACCGCGACGCCAAGGACGACAACGGCAACTCCTTCTACCTGCCGACCGTCATCGAGGCGCGTACCGACCGCCTGGAGGTCATCACCGGCGCCACGACCAGCATCGTGCCCGACTCCGACGCCTACGGCTACGACGCCATGTATCGCGAGAAGTGGTCGACCTCAGCGGTCATGGACTACTTCGACGAGGGCGGAACCGCGTACACCGTCGACGACTACGTGCGCGCCCGCGAGCAGCTGTACGGCACCCAGCACGGCTATGCCTACATCGCCTCCGGCGGTAGCGAGGCCCCGGGGCTGATCGCCGAGCTGGCGAGCCTCGCCTTCGACACCAACCGCCAGCTGCGCATCGACGTGCCCGGTGGACTGGACGTCGAGGGCGCCATCGCCTTCGTGGAGCAGATGAACCTGGGCGGCCAGCAAGAGGCTCACCTGCTGCACGCCTTCTGGGCGCCGCTCAAGAGCAACGACCCGACCGGCATCAACGGCAAGCGCCACTTCGGCACGGCCACGCTCAACATCGCCATGGCGTGCGGCCGCAACGCGCGCGTCAACGCCAAGGGCTTCGCGCCGAAGAACTACCCGATTGCCGGCCGCGAGTGGCCGGTCAGCCGCCAGGGCATCGTGCAGACCTACAGCCCCAACAACCAGGAGCTCAACGCCCTGGCTCGGGCAAAGATCAATCCGGTGATCTTCGAGAACTACTCCGGGGGCGGGCGCTACGTGTTCCGCGACTCGCTGACCAGCGCCATGGTCGATTCCAGCCTGAAGAAGCTGATCGCCGTCGCCGACATGTCGACCTCCATCGACGACGCCGTGACCCGCTTCGGCAAGGACATCCTGCAGCTGCCGATGTCGGTGGCCATCAAGAAGATGCGCGACTTCCTGACCACGCACTTCGAGGCGGCTCAGGCATCCGGTTGGCTGGTGCCGTCCGACGATCCAGCCATGAATGGTGCGGCCTGGCGCTTCGAGGTGCAGCCCAACGAGCAGCGGCCCTATGAGCTGATGGATGTCCGTTACTGGCTGCGCTACGACGGCACCACTCGCCAGATCCACGTGACCCAGACGCTGAGCCGCTAAGGAGAAACCATGAGTGAACTGCAGAACGTGCTCCGCGGGCTGATGTATCCCGCGAAGCGTGAACCCAAGCCCGCCGCCGAGTCCGAGGGCGCGCCCCGGCGCTTCCTGGTGCTCGACGACGCGGGCGAGCCGGTGCTCGACTCCGCCGGCGAGTACGAGCACATGAGCCTGCGCATGGATGCGGTTGCCGTCATCCAGCAGTGGATCGAGGAGGACGACCTGGACGATGGCGAGAGCAGCGCCGACCGGCTGCTGGCCATGATGGTCGGCATTGCCGACGACAACCAGGATGGCGAGCTCGACGAGGACGAGAACGAGGTGGTCGACGTCGCCCGTGAGGCGGCCTGGGACTACCTGTCCGCCCTGGGGATCGATGACGAGGATATCGCCCTGCTGCTGGACGACTGGGACGACGAGGCCGCCGAGCGCATCCGCGACGCCGTGGCCGCCGCGCTGCCCGACGGGGACGCCGCCTTCGACGCCATCGACGACTTCACCTTCGACGAGGCCGACCAGGAGGCGATCTTCGACGCCGCCTACCGCAAGCGCACCGTGGTGCGAGGCGGCAAGAAGAAGCGTGTCAACAAGCGCGTTTCCGGCAACGTGCGGCTGTCCGGCAAGCAGAAGTTGGCCATCCGCAAGGCGCGCCGGAAGGCGCACAGCCCGCGGGCCAAGGCGCGTCGCCTGAAGTCGATGAAGGTGCGTCGCCGCGCGGGCATGTAACCAGATGATGGGTGGGGCGTTTGGCGGCCAGTGGCCGCCTTTTTTCTGACGGGAGTCTGACATGGTGCTGCCATTTACCGGCCTGGGCCCGCTGTGGGACGGCATCAATCCGCACCTGGTGGCGACTATCTACGAGGTCGACCACAAGGGCGAGCCGCTGGACGAGAGCGCGCGCGTGCGCTGCCTGTTCGTCGACGACGCCAATCTGGAGGCGACCTTCAACTGGCAGTCGCCATTTGACGGCGCCGGCCCCGAGGCCAGGGCGCCGACGCTGGCCGCCATGCTGCAAAGCGGGGCCATTCAGCCGATTGCCGAGCGCCTGGGCGAGGGCGCGGGAAATGCCACCAAGGAAGTCAGCGAGACCGCGCGCGGGCGAACGGGCATCACCAAGCTGAACTCCACTCAGGTGTTCAGCGGTATGCCGCCTGTCCGCCTCCAGGCCACGATCATGCTGCGCGCCTGGCGAGACCCCAGCGCCGAGGTCGAGGAGCCGCTGGACCAGATCATGCGTTGGGTGCTGCCCCAGTACCTGGCCCCCGAGGGCACGCTGCTGACCGCGGCCCTGGACTGGTACCAGCAGGGCGAGCGCGACGTGAACGGCTTCGTCGAGGCCGCCATGCCGTCGGCGGCGCCGACCCTGCTGGCCATCCGCTACAAGGGGCGCACCTATGCCCCGATGGTCGTCGAGAGCATCGGCGTACCGCTCAATTCCCCCTCCGACAAGTTCGGCCGCTTCATCCAGCTCCAGTTGCCGGTGACGTTCAGCACGCTGACCGCCATCGATCGTCATGACTGGGACGCCATGAAAGGAGACTCGCAATGATCCACTTCCCGGTGCTGCGCACCCGACGCCTGACGGTGCGCATGAGGGAGTTGGCGATGATCGATGCCATCGCCCTGGCGGCAATACCGCCGCACCTCAACGAGGAGGCCACGACCGCCTTCCTTCGCTCCGCCGTCGACGACGTGCAAGGGGTGGAGAACCCCGAGGACTGGACGGTGCAGGAGCGCACCATGGCCGTCTGCCACTACATGGCGTCGACCCTGGACGACGGCCCTGACTTCAGCCTAGCCGGCGGCAAGGCCAACTTCTCCGACTACCTGTTGGGCGAGCAGGACTACCCCAGCGAGCATGTCGAGGTCGGCACCATCGAGGGCGACCGCTGGGAGGCGCGCCACCTGACTGGGGCTCTGGCCGGCGCCATCGAGCGTCTGCAGGGCGAGCTGCCCGGCGTGTCCGGTCACGCGCACTGGCGTATCGGGCGCATGGCGGCCCAACTCATCGTCAACGGCGACGCCGTGCCATCTGCCGGCGACGTCGACGCCGCCTTGATCGAGCGCATGCGGGTCATCGCCAACTACCCGGAGAGCGCCTTCGTGCAGCTGTTGGACGCCTTCGAGGCTGCCCGACACGAGCTCGACCACCTATTCCTGTTGGAAGCCGACGAGCACGGCCTGATGGCCCTGCCAAGGGAGGATAGCGCGGCTGAAAAGCCGCCGGCGCGATTTCCAGTTGGCTCCTGCATCACCGAGCTCGCGCGATACCTGGGCGGAAAACCAGCGGCTGCTGGCCCATAGCCTGACCCTATATTCGTCGACATCGCTGCCCGAGGCGCTACGCATGACGCACAGCGAGGCCGAGGCCTTCTTCGAGGGCAAGGCCTACGCCGAGTGGCGCAAGGGCAAAGAGCAGGAACTGAAGCTGCAGGCAGCCGTGAACGACCGGCTCAACGGTGTGATTCGCGCCTGCGGCGCAATCGTGAAGACGGTGGCATCACTGGGGCGTCGGTAGGGCGTCGCGAGGTGTCCGGCCATGCGCAATGAGGAGGGCGATGTGGCAGAACCAACGACCAGCGCAGCGGCGGCAGCGACAGCGACCGGTATCGGGCTGGCGGCCCTGCTGCCCTGGATCAACGCCAGCTCCCTGATGGGGGCCGCCCTGGGGGCCGGCCTGGTGGCTTACACCAAGACCGACCTTCGGGCCTGGCAGCGCATCGGCGCGCTGCTGTTCTCCGCCCTGTGCGGCTATCTGATGACGCCCGAGATCGTCGCTCAGACCCCGGTCACCCATGACGGGGCCGGCGGCTTCATCGGCGCCATCGTGATCGTCCCGCTGTCGCTGAAACTCATCCAGCACGTCGAAAGGTTCGACCTCGCGACGTGGCTTGACCGCCGCAAAGGCAAGTGAGGCGAAGCAATGGCTGAGACAGGCGTTATCCATAACATCGTGCCCGTCGTGGCGGCCTGCAGTTACTTCATTGCAGCCGTGCGACTGGCCGCCTTCCGGCGCGGCGCGCGCCGCTACAAGCCGTGCGTGTCGCTACTGGCCAGCGTGTTGATTGGCACCCTGCTGTGCGCCGGCCTCGAAGTCGTGTTTTTCAAGCCCGAGGTGAGCCTGTTCCAGGCCGTGCTCGCCATCCTGTTCTGCGTCCTGACGCTGCGTGCGCGGGGCAATGTCGCCACCCTGATGAGGATGTCCTATGACGGCACTACTGAGACGAGGTAGCCGCGGCGAGGCCGTGCGCGCCCTGCAACAAGAACTCAATCGCCAGGCCGGTGCCGGGCTCGTCGATGACGGCGTGTTCGGCCCTGCCACCGAGCGGGCGGTCAAAGCCTTCCAGCGCAGCCGGGGGCTGACGCCTGACGGCCTGGTCGGCCCCGCCACGCGCGGGGCGCTGGGCGCCGCTCCGGAACAGCCGCTCCCCGGGCAAGGCGAGGCCAATCTGCGTGCCTTCCTGGACATGATCGCCCATGCCGAGGGCACTGACCGCTACGGGAACCAGGATGGCTACGACGTGATTGTCGGCGGAGAGCTGTTCACCGACTTCAGCGACCACCCCAACAAGCGAGTTTGGCTGCCGGCCTATGGCATCTACTCCACGGCGGCCGGCCGGTACCAGATCCTGCACCGCTACTGGAAGCACTACCAGGCGCAGCTCGGCCTGCCCGACTTCGGCCCGGCATCACAGGACCGCTACGCCGTCCAGCAGATCCGGGAGCGCCGTGCCTATGACGACGTGCTGGCCGGGCGTATCAGCGACGCCATCCGCAAGTGCGCCAACATCTGGGCCTCCTTCCCGGGCGCGGGCTACGGCCAGCGTGAAGTGGCTGCCGATGACCTGCTGGCCTACTACCAGCAACAGGGCGGGAGGCTTGCATGATGCTCGAGATCGTCATCGGGATTGCCATGGCCATGCTTGGCCACCTGGTGCACCTGTTGAAGCGCGTCGTCGAGGCGCGCGCGGGCGGGCAGGACGTGGGGGTCGTCGACTACGTGAAGGGTCGGCGCTACCGAACGGCGCTGGGCATGGCCGGCAGTGCCGTAGCCATGGGTTTCATGATCGACAGCGGCCAGGTGACCGCGATGGGGGCCTTTGCCGCCGGCTACATGGCGGATAGCGGCCTGGCCATGCTGGGCAACCGGGAGGGTCGCACGTGATGAGCCGCCTATGGAAGATCGTCGCTGGTGCCCTGGGGCTGACCGCCGCCGTGCTGGGCTTCCTGCTGCAGAACGCCCAACGACAACGCGACAACGCCAGCCAGCGTGCCGACCGCCAGGCCCGCCGGGCCGATACCGCCGAACAACGCATCGCCCAGCGCCAGGCCGCCGACACGGCCAGCGCTGAGGCCAAGGAGGAGGAGGAGCGCCATGTCGAGCAAGTCCGCACTGAAGCGCGCAGCGGTCGGCGCGACCATTTTGCTGATGGCTGGATGCGCCACGAGGACTGAGACCGTCTTCGTGCAGGAACCGCTGCCGGTACCCGACCGGCCCGCGCTGCCGCGCATCCCGGCCGACGCCATGGCGTGCCTGCCCGATGACGCCTATGAAGCCCTGGCCGCGCGCGACGCCACCCTGCAGGGCCATGTTCGGCACCTGGAGGCCATCATCCGCACGACTCACTGAGATTCCCTGAGCGCGCCAACGTGAAGGTGTGGCTGCAGGAAAATCTCTCAGTCTCGGAGGATGGGGCGGCGATACGCTGACATCTCAAGGCCATGGTGCGCCATGGCTGTGTCGTAATCCGACCTCCGTTGACCCAATGAGAGCTTCGCCATGACCGTATCCAATGCCTCTTACCTGAAGGGCTTCTACGACCAGACCAAGGCCATGGGCCAGAAGGTCGTGAACTCCGACTTCACCTTCGAGATCGAGGGCTTCGAGCAGAACTACCTGCTGGCCCGGCAGTGCCCGTGGCCGGACGTGGCCGTGCAAGGCGAGATCGAGGTGCCGTCGCCGCTGGGCGCCGCTTTGTTCGAGCCGCAGCAGATCCGCGTCAACCACCAGGGCCAGGTGACCTTTATGGAGGTGACGGCCGGTAGCATCGACCAGATGCTGGTTGACATCATCACCAACGGCGGCACCTTCAACGCCAAGATTTACGAGGGCACGCCAGAGCGCTACCTGCGCTACAAGCGTATTACCGATGCCTTCCTGCAGATTGATGATCCCGATCGCGACTGGGAGAACCGCAGCCAGGTCCTGACCTTCAGCGGCACCATGTTCTTCCACTACTTCGGTGAGATCGTGGAAGGCAATAGCGCGGATTATCGCTGATGGCCATCCTGGCGAACCTGGTGGCCCGGTTCGTCGAGAACGAACGTGGGGCCGCCAACATCTTGCCACCCGAATCCGTCACGGCTCTGGCCGTGGCGGCGGTGTCGTACTACGCCGGCTTCGCCGAGCTCACGCACCTGGTCGACGGCGCGGAGATCGACGACACCCTGGACGTCACGGTGTCCGAGTGGGCGGAGATTCGCCCGCTGTTCGTGCTCTACGTCGAGCGCGAGAACGCGCTACAGCTGGAGGCGACCGGCATCCTCAGCGCCGGCGGCGGCTTCGGGCGCTCCAGCTCCGAGGTGGGCGGCGAGATTGCCCAGATGGAGGCCGAGCTGCCGCGTCGCGTCTTCTATCACCCGGTCATCACGATCTAGGGGGTAGGACATGGAGCTGTATTTCGGCGAGAACGGCGACCAGCGCATCCGCGGCGACTTCATTCGCCGGGCGGTGCTGCGCTCCGACCTGGTGCCGATACCGCTCACCCTGGAAGCCGAGATCCGCGTCGGTACCGAGACCGCCCAGCTCTTCGAGGTCGGGCGCTCGATTACCACCTATGACGGTGACGAGCTGGAGATCATCAAGTCCGAGCACGTTCAGCAGGCGCGCATGCAGGGCGACGACATGTCCGGCTATGTGCGGCTGATCGCCACCCTGAAGCCGGTGACGCCGGTGGCGTTCATCAAGCCCCGGGCGGTAATCAAGCACGGTGCCACCCTGGCCGAGGTCTACCGCGCGTGCGGGGCCACGCTGCGCGGCATCGAGGGCGACTTCGCGGTACCGCGCTTCGTCTGCCTAGCCGGCGAGGCCCACACCTATCACATCGCCCGCGCCCTGCAGGAAGCGGGCGGCGTCGTCAGGTGGCGAAACGGCCGTCTGGCATTCATCCCGCTGGGCTCGCTGTTCGACCAGGAGCCGGTGGACACCATCGTCGACTCTGCCTCCGATGACGTAGAGTCCGGCTTCCTGGAGCGCCACGACATCCCGTGGTTCTACAGCCTGAATGCCGATGGCGAGTTCGTGTATGGCAATCGCGGCAAGCCGCGCGCCGCGCGCTTCCAGCCCGGCGCTAACGCGATGACGCTGCGCAACATGACGGGCTGCCTGGTGCTGACCAAGGTCACGCGCCTGAAGTACACACAGAAGATCGCCGCCGGTGACCTGATCAAGGTCGTCGGCGGGGAGCCGCTGGTGGCCATGACGGTAGCCACCCTGTTCGCGCCCGGGGCGGACGGTGACGCCCCAGAGCAATTCACCCGCGTATGGCTGGGGAGGTGGGAGCGATGAGCGCGACCGGAGGCGGCCTGCTGGCCGGTAAGTGGCCGGCGGTGATCACGTCCTACGACGGCGACACTCGCACCTGCGAGGTCAGCATTCCGGGCATCACCGATGGCGCCGAGGGCGGACTGATCGCCGAGATCGAGTACCCCATCGGAGATAAGTCTCGGCACGAGACCATGACCGAGATTGAGGTGCTGGCCGGCGACAAGGTGTGGGTGGAGTTCATACAGGGCGACCCGCGCTACCCGCTGATCACCGGCTGGCGGAATCCGACGACCGGAAACTCCGTCGGCTGGCGGCGCTGGCACAAGGAGAACATACAGCTGCTCTCCGATGTCGAGATGCGCCTGAACTCCGGCGGTCTGGTGCACGTGACCGCCAAGGACAGCATCACCCTGCAGGTGGGCAGCTCCTCCATCACCCTGACGCCAGACGATATCTCGCAGCTGGCCAGCATGATCAACCTGAACTGACAAGGAGGCCGCCATGGCTGCCAATCTCCTATTCTCCTTCGACGACCTGACCCGCAAGGATAAGGCTGTCAAAGAGCTCGAAAAGTATTTTAAACGCGCGGGCACCACTCCGGTGAGTGTCGACGTCGACTCCCGCATCAAGCGCACCAGCGGCGTCAGCTACCGCGAAATCAGCCTGACCTTCTCCGATAGTCAGGTGGTCAAGCTGCGTATCAAGCGCCCGGGCGACATCTTTCAGGTCATGCTCAACCGCAAGGTCATGCCGATGCGCCACCAGGACGACCACGCCAAGGCCATCGGTGAGATCGTGCAGGCCATGGACCGGGGCCGGACCGCCTTCCAGAAGCGTCTGGCCAAGGCCAAGGTGCAACTGCCCAAGCGCATGAAGACGGCGGCGCCACGTATGGAGAAGCGCCTCGAGGAGAAGCGCGACGCCCTCAGGGAAGCCGTGGAAGACGCCCGCCAGCAGCTCGCCGAGCTCGCGGCGGCCTAAGGAGGCTCTATGCCAGCGGTCACGAGACAAGGCGACAGCTGCACCGGTCACGGGTCGTTCCCGCCGCGCAACAGCACGAGCGGAAGCTCCGACGTCATGGTCAACGGCATCCCGGCCCACCGCGTGGGCGACGGCTGGGCCACGCACTGCAACGACGTGCCGGTCTGTCATGGCGGCGCACTGGCTGCCGGGTCGGGGAGCGTCAACGTCAACGGCAGACCCCTGGGGCGCGTCGGCGACCCCGTGGACTGTGGATCTGCCGTGGCGGCCGGCTCCGGTGACGTGTTTGCCGGCGGCTAGGCCCGCCATGGAGCCCGTCACGGCCAGGAAAAGCCGACCCGGCTCGCCTCACTCCCTCCCATAGCATGGCCCTATAGCGCGCCCATCGGCGCCCTGTTCAACCCATCAAGGGGCCTTGCTATGTCTGCACCTCCTGTTCTGTGGAACGACAGTAGCGCCATGCCGGTGGGCATGTCGCTGGACCAACTGCTGTACCGCATCCGACGCTCCGACGCCGACGACGGCCTGATCTTCGACAGCGTGACGCTCGACGACATCCTGGAGGAGGCTGAGGCCATCTTCGAACTGGACGCCCTGGTTGCCACACAATCCAGCCTGGGGCGCAAGGTGCGCAGCCTGGAGCGCGTCATGTCGGCCGGCGGCGGCGAGCTGGAAGTCGTGGCCTCGCAGGTGTCCAGCCCCTTCAAGCGCCAGGGCGTGGTCAATGTCGCCGCCATCTTCGAGCTGAGCGACGGCCAGACCGTGACCGTCATGTTCCACAACCCCGACGCCGGTACCGCCAAGTCGCTGAAGCCCACCGATGAGCTCATTAGCTGGAAGTGGATGCTCAACAAGAAGGACATCACCATCGTGGTGGCTCCGGAACGCGGCAGCGACCTGCCGATTCGTCAGGTGGCGAGGCGCATCATGAAGCTGGCCGAGAAGAACTCCAAGACCTTCGCGCGCATGAACCAGAAGCGTGCCGAGCGCCTGGCGTACATCGAGTCCCTGAAGGGCGAAATCGGCGAGCTGGAAACCGAACTCGACGGCCTGACCCGGCAGATCGAGATTGCCCGCATTGAAGCCGAGGACAAGGCGCTGAACACGCCCAAGCCGCTGACCAAGCAGGAAGGCCTTGACCTGCTGGACGAGCTGCGCCCGTGGCTCTCCCGTCAGCAGTACCGGGCGATGGCCGACGTCATTCGCAAGGGCGAGGAAGGGGCCGCCTATATCGATCGTGCGCAGGCGCTGGCCAGCATCATCGACGGCATGGCCAAGAGCTACGAGCAGGACGGCAAGGGCATGGAGGCCACCGCCTATCTGCACTATTTTCGCGGCGGAGGCGACTGGTACATCACCGAGAAGGACGCCAAGGGCGATGGCACCGAGCAGGCCTTCGGCTGGGCCGACCCCGGGCAGGGCTCCCCTGAGCTTGGCTACATCGGCGTCGACGAGCTGACCGATGCCGGCGTGGAACTCGACCTGCACTTCGAGCCCAAGCCGCTGAGCCAGGCGGTGAGCGAAGGCGGAGAAGGCGGCTCGGAGCAGGAGGTCGAGGGCTTCCCGGATGCCGCCGATGCACCCGGCGCCCTCCCTCAAAATCCGCAGACCGCTGACGACTTCGCGCGCATCATCGCGGCCGGCGATGAGGCCAAGGAGCGCTACCGGGACCAGCTCGACAGCTTCTTCCAGGGTCGCGTCATTGAGGTTCGCAACGCCTTGCGCGAATTGGGCTGGGACGGCGAGCCCTACGGCGACCTGTCGAAAGGAGGTGCCACGCTGGTGGTGAATACCGAGCAGGTGGGCGCCGGCGGCAACGCGGTGGGCGTGAGTTACACGCTATCCGGCGTCCCCGGCTTCTTTATGAGCGACTCCCTGGAGCATACGCCCAAGGAGCTGGCGGAGCTCATCGACCTGGGGGTCGTCAGCCGCGCGGGCGAGCCGCCCGCCGAGCCCACCGGCAAGGACACGCCGACCGGCGTCAATGCCGACGGCGAGCTCGAGCCCGAGGGCGCCGAGAACGTGGTGAAGACCGCCAAGGGTACTGAGGTGCAGACCGGCTTCACCGTGGTCGAGGCCGAGGAGCTGATCGCCTCGCATGACATCAACGGCGACCCCAACCCTGCCTTCCCGACCGAGCTTCAGCCGCGTGATCGCGGGCGCGATGCGTCCATCGCCTGGGTCAAGAAGACCGCCCGCCAGCTGGATCCTGACAGCTTGGGGCGCACCCGTCGCGCCGACACCGGGGCGCCCATCGTGGGCCCGGACCGCGTCGTGGAGTCCGGCAACGGTCGCACCATGGCCATTCAGGAGGCGTACCGCAGCGGCAGCGCCGACGAGTACCGCGAATGGCTGATCGAGGAGGCTCACCACTACAACCTGGATGCCGCCCGCGTGCGCGCCATGAAGGCGCCCGTGCTCGTGCGTGTGCGCACGTCCGCGCTGGACCGCCGGGAGTTCGCCGTCGAGGCCAACCAGGACGACAAGCTGAGCATGACCGGTACCGAGAAGGCTCGCGCCGATGCCGACCGGCTGGACGAGGCCCTGGTCGCCAAGCTGGCCGATGACGGCAACCTGCTGGCGGCGTCCAACCGCGACTTCATCATGGGCTTCCTGCAGTCCTTGGGCGACACCGAGGCCGCCCAGTACATGACCAGTGACGGTAATCCCACCGGGGCGCTGGTGGCGCGCATTCAGGCCGCCATCTTCGCCAAGGCGTACAACGACGACCGCCTGCTGGAGATGACCGCCGACGCCAGCAAGCCGGAAGTGGCCAACGTGGTCAACGCCCTCAACGTGGCCGCTCCGGAGTTCATTCGGGCACAGGCCGCCGACCAGGCCGGTACTGACGCGCTGACCAATCAGCTGGTGGATAGCGTCGAGGTATCGCTGAACGAGCAGGCGGTGCAGGCCATCATCGACGCCACCAACCTGGTGCGCCGCGCCAAGGCGGACGGGTCGAGCGTCGAGGAGGTGGTCAATCAGATGGGGCTGTTCGGCGATATTCCGCCGGCCACCTCTGCCATGGCCCTGTTCATCAATCAGAACAACCGCAGCGCCAAGCGCCTGGGGCTGGCCTTCAAGGCCATGGCGGCGTTCGTGCGCCAGGAAGCCGAGCGCGGCCAGACCGTGGACATGTTCGGCGAGGGCCAGCAGGCCAGTCTCGAGCAGATCATCGACGCCGCCAACCGGGAGCTGGAGAAGGAGTACGGCGAGGGCAGTTACGCCATCGAGTCGCTGGACATGTTCAGCGCACCCCCGGACGAAGCGCCCGCCGGTGATGGACAGCCAAGCGAGGACGACATCGAGCAGGCTCGCCAGGCCACCGATACCGAGCCGACCGAGGCGGAGAAGGAAAGCGGCGACTACGCCAAGGGCGAGGTTGAGATTCTCGGCCTGACGGTGGCCATCGAGAACCCCAAGGGCAGCGAGCGCTCGGGCACCACGCAGGAAGGCGAAGAGTGGTCGGTATCGATGGCCCACGACTACGGCTACATCAAGGGCACCAAGGGCGCCGATGGCGACGAGGTGGACGTGTTCATCGGCCCCGACCTGGAGAGCGAGCGCGTGTTCGTCATCAATCAGGTGGGCAAGGACGGCGAGCTGGACGAGCACAAGGTGATGCTGGGCTTCGCCACCAAGGAGGCTGCCGAGCAGGGCTACCTGTCCAGTTACCGCGCCGGCTGGGATGGCCTGGGCAGCACGCAGGAGATGAGCGTCGACGAGCTCAAAGCCTGGCTGCCGAGCGCCGCCGAGGGCAAGCCCGCCGCCGACCCGGCGCCGGGCGCCGAGCCGCCTGCGCCCGCCGACAACGAGGAGGAGGCCATGCGCCGTAACGACCGCCAGTTCCTGCAATCCGTGATCGACGGCACGGTGCCCGACATGCTGTCCCCGGACCTGGCCGACCGGATCCTGGCCGTCATGGAGCGCCAGTCCGGCGACGCCGAGATGGAAGACCTGATCGAACGCGCGGGTGCCGCCTATGAGCGCGCCATGTTGTCCGCCACCGAAGACCTGTAAGGAGACCCAAGGATGAAACCTATCTACGACGATGCCTCTGCCGGTGGCGGCGCTCAGGCGATGATGGCCCGGCTCAAGCTGGTGTCCGAGCTTGGTCGCGTGCGCAAGGAGCTGATCGCCCTGCCGCAAGGCATCGCCGCCATGGCGCAGCGCCTGACGCTGGTGAAGCGGGCCAATGAGATTCGCACCGAGCTCAAGGCGGCCACCCTGGCCGCCGACCCGGGCAAGGCGATGAAGGCCGAGCGCGACCCGCCGGAGCCCGTCGAGGCGCCGCGACAGCCCACGGCGGGACTGTACAGCCACGACGAGAAGCGCACCAAGGGGCAACGCCAGAAGGCCAACAATGCCGCCGTCGGGCTGCTGGCCCGCATCCAGTCCGGCGAGGTCTCCCGCGAGGAGCTGACCGACGAGGATCGCGCCGTACTGGCCGGCTACTCCGGCAACGGCGGAGCCCTGGTCGGCGCCGACGGCAAGAAGGGGTCGGCCTACGAGTATTACACGCCCAAGCCGATTGCCGAGGGCATCTGGGACGCCCTGGGCGCGATGGGCTTCAGCGGCGGCAAGATTCTCGACCCGGCGGCCGGTACCGGCGTGATCGGCGCCACGGCGCCGCGCCATGCCGCCGTGGATGCCGTGGAGCTCGACGAGACGTCGGGCACCATCAATGCCCTGGTCAATGCCGGGCCCGGCTACACGGCCACGGTATCGCCCTTCGAGGCCGTGGCGGCCGCCACGCCTGACGAGAGCTATGACGCGGTGGTGACCAACGTGCCGTTCGGCACCGTGGCCGACCGTGGCGGCAACCAGAACCTGGACCCCAAGTACCAGAAGGAGACCCTGGAGGCCTACTTCATCCTGCGCTCCCTGGACAAGTTGAAGCCTGGCGGTCTGGCGGCCTTCGTGGTGCCGCCGCGCTGCGTATCGGGCCGGGGCGGTGCCGAGGTCAAGTTACGCCAGCGGGCCAGCCTGAAGGCCGAATTCCTGGGCGCCTACCGGCTGCCCAACAGCGTGTTCGGCGCCGCCGACGCGGACACGATCACCGACATTATCTTCTTCCGCAAGTACGGCCGCGACGCCGCCGAGAAGATCGAGGAGCTGCACGAACAGGCGCCCGAGACCCTGGCCGAGGCCAAGGTCATGTGGAGCGAGTTCGTCGAGGGGCGCTACTTCAAGGGCGAAGGAAAGCGCTTCGTGCTCGGCGAGTTCGTGCCCAAGGATCCCGAGAAGTTCCGTGACGTCGATCGCGTCAAGAATCCGGCCAGCATCCCCGAAGTGGCCAAGCTGATTCGTCGCCTGCCGGGAAGTCGTGTCGACTGGACGCTGCTGGAAGCCGCCGAAACCCAGCCCATCATCTACCACGAGGGCGACACCCTGACTCAGGCCGGCCAGACCCTGCAGATGCAGGACGGCCAGTGGGTGCCACTGGAGGCTGGTAGCCGCGACGTGCGCGGCGCCGAGCTGCTGGGGCGGTTCAAGGACGCCTACACCGCCTTCGACGCCGGCATGGGCTATGACGATGCGCTGACCCTGCGTCAGTACATGCGCGACACCTCCCAGACCCTGGACATGCCGGGCTGGCTGGCGTCGGCGCTGGCCACCCTGGACAAGCTGCCCGACGACGATGCCCGCGCCCGCGCGTGGGCGCCCGGCCTGGTAGGCCTGGCCGTGTCTCAGGTGCTGGACGAGAACGGGCGGGGTAGCGGGACCGACTTCCTGTCCGGCTACGCCAAGCTCTCCGAAGCAATGAAGCGCCAGGCAGCCGCCGCGCGGCGGGTTAAGGGCGTGGACGGCGAGTTGCGTCGCGGCCTGGGCGAGCTGGCCGCCCACTACCAGCGCAAGGCCGGCTACAGCGCGCTGTGGCGTGGCGACGTGCAGGAGGCGCCCGCAGTACAGGTGAGTGCCGAGCACGGCTTCGAGGGCTTGCTGTACGAGAATCAATCAAGCTGGGTCAGCCTGGAGCAGGCGCGCACCGTGCTGGGCGATGGCTTCGACCCGTTCGCCGACGACGACTGGTGCGTGTCCGCCGACGGCAGCCAGGTGAGTCGCGCCGACGACTACTACGTGGGCAGCTATGGCGAGTTCGTGAAGCGCATCGACGCCGAGATGGCGGCGGCGCCCAACGACAAGGTGCGCGCCAAGCTGATGCGACAGAAGGCGGTGGCTGCCGGGCGCATTGATCGCGTGGACGTGTCGCGCATCTCCTTCAACCTGTTCAGCCCCTACGTCACCCTCGAGGAGAAAGCCGAGTTCCTGCGTCGCTTCGTGCATCCCGGGGCAGTGGTCACCTTCGACGACAAGACCAGCGAGCCGCGCATCGAGTTCGACATCCCGGGCAGCCAGCTGACCGACCGCGAGAAGCTGATCCGCCGCATCGGCGCCTACCTAAAGAACGGCACCATCACCCTGGGCGGCACCAAGCTGGACATGGGCGACGCCGAGGGCATTCGCGAGCTGCGCGCCCTGGTCAACAAGGCCAACGAGCAGTTCAACGGCTGGGCACGGGGCAATGCCAATGTGGTATCGAGGCTGGAGAGCCAGGCCAACGACCCGGAGAAGCTGCGTTTCGCTCAGCCCGAGGACGAGAGCCCGCTGGCCATCCCGGGCATGAACCCCGAGCTCGAGCTTCACGGCTACCAGAACGCCTACGTGCGCTCACGGGCGCGCGACTTCTCCGGCATCAACGGCTTCGACGTGGGACTGGGCAAGACTTTCACCGCGCTGGCGGTCGCCCAGTACGTGCAGTCCATCGGCGCCAAGAAGAAGACCGTCTTCGTGGTGCCCAACTCCGTGCTGTCCAACTGGCAGAAGGAGAGCGCCAAGGCCTACGCCAGCACTGATGACTGCCTCTACGTGGGGCTGAGCGACGGCCGCGTGGACTCCTCGGCCTACGATGAAGACCTGGCACGGGTCATGGAGAACCGCCACAGCAAGATCTTCATGACCATGGAGGCCTTCGAGCGGATCCGGCTGCGCGACGACACCATCACCGGCTACGAGGCCTACATGCGCAGCGCCGACCAGTCCTTCGCCGAGAGCGAGGACCGCAAGGCCGACGAGCGCGCCAAGGGCAAGGCGGCGACCATCGTCGACGTGCTGGGCAAGAAGGATGGCGCCGCCCCCTTCCTGGAAGACATGGGCATCGATTCGCTGGTGATCGACGAGGCCCATGTGTTCAAGAACTCGGCGACCACCGTGGACTTCAAGGGCGGCAAGTACCTGTCGCAGTCGCCGGCGTCCAAGCGCGGCCTCGATGCGCAGGCCAAGGCCTGGGCCATCCGTGGCGGCAGCGGCGCGCGGGGTGATGGCGTCATGCTGCTGACCGCCACGCCCATCACCAATAGCCCGCTGGAGATCTACTCCATGATGGCTCTAGCCGTGGGTCACGACCGCGTGAACGACATGTTCATCGGCACATCGGGCGCCGACGGCTTCATGAACACCGTGTGCCAGATCGAGAACGAGGACGACGAGTCCATCGACGGCGAGAGCCGGGCCATCAACGTGTTCAAGGGGCTCAACAACGTCGAGATGCTGCGCGGCGCCATGCGCCAGGTGGCCACCATCAAGAACGCCGATGACGTCGGCAGCCAGATCAAGGTGCCGGACGCCCCGGAGCGGGCCAGCAACATCCAGCTGCCGGATGCGACCGTGGTGCAGCTGGAGGAGTACAAGCAGGCCTATCGCTACGCCGCCGACGCCATTGCGGAGCGTGGCGAGAATCGCGGCGACGCGGCGGCCTTCGAGCGCATCGCCGGCAAGTTCGGCGAGCCGATGGAGCTTATCGGCCACCCGTTCAACCTGATCAACAAGATGACCATGCTCATCGCCGACCCCGACCTCGATGCCCGGGTGTCGCGCTACGTGATCAACGACGGCGAGGAGGAGCAGGCCCGCGCCCTGGTGGAGCAGTGGAATGCCAAGCCGCCCACTGAGCAGCGCACCCGCCCGGGCCCCAATGCCACGGCGGAGGAGGCGGTCAGCGTGAAGACCATCCGCGACGCCAATCGCGAGGTGGTCGGCCGCCAGTACAAGATGCCGGTCAAGGCCTGGATCGAGAACGGCGCCGTTGTGCTCGACACCGTAAGCTCGGACACGCAGGACCGCTTCGAGGCCATGGCCGACAAGGCCGGTGTCGAGCTCGACGTCTCGGTGCCGCCCAAGCTGGCTGCCATGCTTGAGAACTTCCAGACTGAGGCGGCAACCCCGCGCGGCGTAGACTCCGAGGGCAATCGTATTCCGCACGCCAAGCAGATCATCTTTTGCGACCTGTTGGGCCTTCACAACAAAATTCGTCGGCTGCTAACCCGCCGGGCTGGCGTACCGGCATCGGCCATTGCCGTTGTTACCGGGCAGCGTAACAATAGCCCAGAAGAGATCATGGAAGTGCAGGATGGCTTCAACGCGCCGGGGGAGGCCAACAAATACCGCGTGATCATCGCCAACGAGAAGGCGGAGGTCGGCATCAACCTGCAGAAGGGCACGCAGGCCATCCACCACCTGACCATCGGCTGGACGCCGGACAGCCTGACCCAGCGCAACGGTCGCGGCGTGCGCCAGGGCAACAAGACCGAGCAGGTCACGGTCTACCACTACGATGCCGACGGCACCTTCGACACCGCCAAGCGCTCCCTGGTCAACAGTAAGGCGGACTGGATTGGCGCCATGATGAAGCCTGACGGCGGCGACAGCCTGGCCATCAGCGGCGGCATGAGCCGCGAGCAGATGGAGGCGCTGATCGATGTCGTGGGCGATGCCGATGCCGTGACCCGCATTCAGGAGGCGATGGCTGCCAAGGAGGCCGAGCGCCGGGCCACGACCAACCGCGAGCGTCAGCGCATCAACCTGGACACCATCGACAAGCAGAATCAGTTCCTGGCCGACAACGAGCAGGCCAGCGACTGGATTGCGCGCAAGGTGGGCCAGCTGATGAGCGCCATGGGGCAGACCGAGAAGGTCCGCAAGCGGCTGTCGCGCCCCAAGATGAGCGAGTCGGCCCGCGCCAAGAACGAGGGCCTGCTGGCCGAGCTGGAGGTCAAGGAGCGCGGCCTGCAACGCCAGATCGAGGAGGCGGCGACCTTTCACCGAGCCAGCTACAACTACCAGACCCGCCAGAACGAGCGCAGCGGCGATGCCCCGCTGAGCCCGCGTGAGGTGGTGACCACCTTCCTGGACCGCGCCAAGCGTGGCGAGAATCGTGCGTCTGACCTGGTGGAGGCCTTGCGCCGGGGGCGGCTGGGCTTCGGGGCCGTCGATATCGATGTCGACCACGAGTCGGAGCTGGTCAACGAGTGGGAGTCTGAGGTCGACATGGCGCGTCAGATGCGCCGTCAGGCGGTGGAGAGCTACCAGCGCCAGGCCAAGGAAGCCGGCGGCCTGCCCGATGGTGTGGCCGAGGCCTTCGAGGCCGGCAACGGCGTACTGGTGGGCGACCAGCCGGTGATCGCCGAATGCTTCGTACTGGCTGACGGCGAGCTGTTCGTGGTCGGTCGCGGAGGCCTGTCCGACTTCCGCCCAGGGGCCACGGCCGTGGTAGACGGCCGCGAGCGCCGCGCCCTGCTGTATGCCCTGGTGCCAGTGGGCGAGATCGTCTACCCGGGGTCCGCCAAGTACGAGGAGTGCCTGACCCGAGCCGCCAGCATCGAGGATGCGGCGGAGCGCGCCGGCGAAACGCTCAACACCTACTCCACGGCCTGCCCGGCGGTGGCCACGCGCCGCGAGACCGACGTGTCGGCCGCCTACTCGAGCTATACCTATTCGCTGCCGGCCCCGCACTTCCCGCTGGCGGTGCGCGCCGAGGAGGTGCTGGCGGGGTCTGAGGTACTAGCCAAGATCGTCGAGGAGCAGAAGGCCGTCATCAAGCGCTGGGAGGGGTCCGACTTCGTGGTCGGCAACGACGTCGAGGTGGTTCGCGACCGCCCGGCCAAGGCGGAGGCGCTGCGCGACTACGCCATTGCCCACGGCCTCAAGCTCAAGGCGTCCGACCTGCCCGGCGAGCTCTATCGGCTGCGCCAACTGATTCGCGAGGGCCTGGACGAGGAGGCCTTCGCCGCGACCCTGGTCGGCGAGGATGGCAACGAGATTGGTCACAACGTCGAGGCCTTCATGGAGGCGCACGCGCCGTGGTTCGACTTCGACGGCGAAGGCCATTCATACTTGCCGCACCACCTGCAGCGCCGGGCCATGATTGCCATTGCCGAGAAACTGCCCGACGACACCGGCAGCACGCCGGCAGGCGAGCCCGCGCCCACGGGAAGCGACGACGGCGACCCCGACGAGATGGTGCTGATCGAAGGCGATACCCGCGCCTGGAAGGATCGCATCAAGGAGTACGGCACCCGGCACGGCAGCTACCGACGCTGGGTGCGCAAGGAGACGGCATGGCGCGTGCGCCGCCAGGCCTGGAACGCGCTGATCGCCGACCATCCGCGCGCCGCCCAAGAACTCAACCTGAGAGACTGACATGGCATTCACGGAACACCTGTTCGACGAGAACGAGATCAAGGCGCTGGCCCGGCAGCGGGCCGCCGCCCTCAAGGAGAATCGCGGCTTTTCAGACTTCCCCGGCTTCGCGCTGGGAGTGGTCGAGCGCCGCCTGGCCAAGGATCCGCTTCGGTACCGGGACTATGGGCCCTACTGGTGGGCGCTTAAGGCGCTGCTGATCGACAGCGGCCGGGATCTGGGTGAGCGCGACGACCCGATGGTGCGTGCCATTTACCAGGGCGAGACGCCGGCCGAGACCATCGTCATGGCCGACGAGTTCCGCACCCGCCACCTGGCCACGCAGGCGGTGGGCACCAACCAGTTCATCCTGGATGGCGAGACCGGCGCCACCTACACCCTGGAAGACGAGGACATGGAATCCCGCCTAGCCGACACCTAAGCCGGAAAACGCCCCGCTGATCCTGCTCTGGCATGGCCCACCATCGGGCCATGCCTAAATCATCTTCCACTGGGCATCGGCGAGGGCTTCTCTCACGACTCGGCATTGGTGCCAAGAAGTGGGAGAACGAGTACCTCCCCGAGAGCCACGAAATATCGCCGTCCGACACCATGCTCTATGGTGCCGGCACGACCACGGTCGCGAGCCTGCTGGCGTCGGGGTCACGCCAGGCGCGCACGCGACAGGCCATCTACGACAAGTGGGCGCAGATGGAGGCCGACCCCATCGTGTCGTCCGCCATCAAACTGCTGGTGACCTCCGCTCTGGGCGGGCACGAGACGTCGGGCGATATCGTCTTCATCGAGAAGCGCCCGGCCGCCGAGCAGAACGAACAGCTGGGCAAGATCGTGGAGGAGATCCGCGAGGACCTGTCCGGCATCCTCAATCGGTCCGCCTACCCCATGGCCTACCTGGGCAGCGTGTTCGGCGACAGCTACGCCCGCATCTACACGGACAAGCGTGGTGTCGTCGACCTCTACGTGGACGAGCTGGTCAGGCCTCCCCTGGTGCAGCCGTTCGACCGCGGCAGCCGCACCGTGGGCTATGCCATCTACACCGGCGAGCGCAACTTCCAGCGCCTGGACACCACGCAGATGGCGCGCCTCAAGATGCCACGCAGCCAGTGGGTGCCGCAGCACGGCGTGTTTGAGAAGTCGCTGAAGCTGGCCCTAAGCACCGATGACGTCAACGACCTGCCGCTGATGCCCGCCATGGCCGGCGGCTCGCTGATCTATCCCGCCGAGGAGCCCTACGACAAGCTGACGGCCAGCCTACTGGGCCTAGTCGGCCAGCGCTGGATGGACTCGATCGACGAACAGATGCTGACCGTGAACCTCAACGACATGTCGCAGGACATGCAGAAGAAGTTCATGGGCTCCATCAAGGACATGCTGACGCGCTCCAAGGAGATCGCCGAGGAGGCGGTGAAGGGCGGCCGGCCCATCATGGAGCGCGTGCGCCACGTCATCCCCGTGTTTGGCGAAAAGCAGCTGACGCGGATGGAGGGCGGTGGACAGAACGGGCGCTCCGACCGCATCAGCATCGAGGACGTCATGCTGCACGCCCGCCTGCTTTCCGGCGCCATCGGCGTCGACCTGTCGATGATTGGCTTCGCCGACCAGATGAGCGGTGGGCTAGGTGAAGGCGGGTTCTTCCGCACGTCCGCGCAGGCAGCCGAGAGCGCCCGCGTGATCCGCGTAGCCCTGGCCGAGTCCTTTAACCACATCATCGACATGCACACCCTGAAGCGCTACGGCATGGTCTTCCCGGCCAGCGAGCGACCGTGGAAGATCAACTTTTACGGCTCCATCTCCGCGCTCGAGGCCGAGCGTCAGCGCACCCTCAACGACGGCATGAGCGTCGGCATCGGTCTGACGCAGGCCATCGGTGCCATGCGCGACATGGGCGCCGACAAGCGGATCATGGAGGCCTTCCTGACCGACACCATGCAGTTGGACGAGGAGCAGGCCAAGCTCTACGCCGAGCTGGCGGAGATGGGCAAGGATGAAGGCGGCGGCGGCCAGGGGTGGCCATGAGCCTGTTCGACAAAATATCGGCAGCCGGGGCCAGCGGCAACGCTCTTGGTCAGGCCGACGGCGCGATACGCAGCGGGGCCAGCAGCATCGGCGAACAGGTCGGCAGCCTAGCCGGCGGCGGCAAGCTGGCCAGCGCCGTCAGCCAGGCGGGCGCCGCCATGGGCGGGCGGGCCGTCAGTCGGGCGATGAACAGCCACATCCCGCCCGGCATGCGCAACACCATCAATGCCGGCGCGCAGGCCGCCAGTCAGATCGCCGGCGGCGATATCGAGGGCGGGATCCTGACCGCGCTGGAGTCCGGCCTGGCCGGCGACGCGCTGGGCAACCTGCTGGGCGGCCAGGCCAGCCAGGGCCGCTACTGGAGCGGGGTCAACATGCTGTACGGCGGTATCACGCCGTCCGAGGCCAAGCGCATCTACCAGGAAGCCATCGATGCCCGGCGCGCCAAGAAGAATCTGTTCCTTCTCAAGGTGCAGAGCAATCTGGTAGGCGACTACTCGCATGAGTTCAATCTGTTCTGCACGGATATCGAGCGCGGCTACGGCGAGGTGACCGGCGGCAAATCCCGCGCTGGCAGCGCCCTGGTTGACACACTGCAGCAGCGAGAGGCGGGGGCGATCCGCATCACCACCATGGATGACCGCACCGGGCTGCTCAAGCGCTGGTTTCTTGAGCACATTGTTGCCATGGCCGCGCAGGACGGGACCTTCGGCGTACCGGCTGACTACGCCATCGTGATCACGGTGCAGCATGCCTTTGTCGGCGATGTCGGCGCCTTTGCTGGGCCCATGCTATGCCGTGCCCAATCTTGCGAGACCAGCCTTTCGCGCCGTGAAGACGCCATGGAGGAGCTGCAGATGACCTTTACACAGCTAGACACCTTCATGAGTCCGTAGCCATGGTACTGAAGCACGATAATGCAGGATTCTTGGTAGGCGAGCGCCTGGAAGCCGACGACATCGCCGGCCGCCTAGACGCTATCCGCGACGAGATTCGCGAGCTACGCCGCGACCTGTCCGAGACGCGCCCCGGGGAGGGGCCTCGGGCGCCGTCCGCCGGTGCCGCCGAGGGCGCGTCCGGCGCCGTGTCGATCGTCCGCCCCGAAAACGCGGCATCTCGGCCCGATGCCGAGGCGCGTCGCGACGAAGTGGTGATCCGCATCGACCGGCCAGCCATCGCCGCCACGCCCCCTGAGCGCCGGGAGCCTGGGCGATACGTCTATCGCAGCATCGAGACCGAGCGCAGCATCGAGACCGAGACGACCAGTCTGGCGGGGCAGGCGGGCGCCGACACGCCTCAGGCGTCGGCATCGGCGGGCACTCCCGCGCAGGGCGCGGAATCTTCTCCCCGGGCGACGCCGACGGTTGCTGCCATCACGCCGCAGCGTGAGCGCGATGCCAGCGGCCGCTTTGCCGCCCGTGGCGCAACGACATCGCCAGGCCGCGACCTGTCCGAGACGCGCCCCGGGGAGGAAGGTGGGCGTGGCCCCGATGGCCGCTTCGTCGGAGGTGGCGGGCGCGATGCGGTCGGTGATGACGAGCCCGGCCTGCTGTCGCGCTCCATCGACGGGCTCAGCGACCGATTGAGCGGTGCCCTGCAAGAGGTCGGTGCCGGCACCGAAGAGGCCGACCCTGCCGTCAAAGCGTTCAACGAGGTCGCCCAGCCGCTGTCCCGTGGCTTCAGCAAGATCATGGGCGACGGCGGCGACCGCAAACAGGAGCGCTGGTATCGCCGCTTCTGGACGATGATGCGCGGCTCTCGCCGCGAGGATCGCGAGGAGGGTAAGCGACAGCGCCGCATACTGAAGAACATCGAGCGCAAGCCGACCGGTGGCGACAGCGGGTCCATACTTTGGCGCGGCCTCATGCTGCTGCTGATCCCCGTCACCAGCATGCTGTCGTTGCTGGGTGGCCTGCCGATCGCCCTGGCCGGAGCGGTGATCACTGGCCTCAAGGCATTGCTGACCGCCCTGGGGCTTGGTCGCGTGGCGCGACGCATGACCGTGCCCGGCAGCGGGCGCACCACGCCACGGCGCGGCGGTGGCGGGCCGGCAGGACGCGCCGCCGCCAGGGCGGGCGCCGCTGGTACCGCTGCGTCGCGACCGCCGGGCCAGGGGGGTGGTTCCCCGTCGAGGGCCGCGTCGGCCTCGCCTCAGGGTGGTGGCAGTGGCGGGCGATTCGGCCGTCTGCTGAAAGGCGGGGCACGCCGCATACCCGGCATTGGTGCGCTGCTGGGCCTGGGGTTCATGGCCAGCGACATCGCAGCCAGCGAAAGCAGCGATGCCAGCCGGGCCGAGAAGGATGTCATGACCGGGCGCGCCATCGGTGGCGGCCTGGGCGGCATTGGCGGCATGGCCGGCGGCGCCGCGGCAGGCGCGGCCATCGGCTCCGTGGTGCCGGGCATAGGCACCGCCATCGGCGGCATCATCGGCGCCGCGGCAGGTGGTTTCTTCGGCGGCAATGCCGGTGAGCTCGTCGGCGAGAAGGTCGGCGGCTGGGTTACCGACCTTCGCAAGTCCAACCTGGTCCAGGGCCTCGCCCAGCGCTGGGAGTACGCCACCACCTTCATGTCGAGCCTCTGGGAGCAGACCAGCGAGGGCGTGTCGGCGCGCTGGGAGTCGGCGACCGCCACCTTCAGCAGCCTGTGGGATTCCGCCACGCAGGGCCTGTCCGAGCGCTGGGAGGCGCTATCGAACACCATCGCCGAGCGCTGGACGGCAGTCACCGATGAGATGAAGGGGCTGTGGGACAGCGCCGTCAGCCTGGCCGCCGAGGGCTGGGGGGCGCTGACCGACATGGCGGAAGGCGCCAATGCATGGATTGCCGAGAAGACCGGCGTCGACGTGGCGGAAACCGCCCGCGAAACCGGGCAATGGGTCTCTGACCGTGCCATCGAGACGTCCGAGTGGGTCTCCGAGCGCGCGGGCAGTGCTGCCGACTGGGCCGGCGAGCGCGCTGACGCCGCCGCTGCCTGGACGGCCGACAGAGCCGAGGCAGCCGCGGACCGCTTCGAGCGCGCCGCCGGCTGGCTGGGTAATCGCCTCTCCTCCGGGGCGAGCTGGGTAGGCGAGAGGACCGGCATTTCGTCGGTCGTGGGCATGGTGCGCAACGCTCACAACGAGGCGTCTGCCGTTCCCGCCCTGACGCAGGCCATGGCCGAGGCCGGCATCACCGACCCCAACGAGCAGGCGGCCTTCATGGGGCAGATGCACCACGAGTCCGGCGGCTTTCGCACCATGGAGGAGAGCTTCAGCTACCGCAGCGCCGACCGGATCATGGAAGTCAGCGCCACGGCTCGCAACCAGGGGCGTGAAGCGGTTGAGGCGGCGATGGCGCAGGGCCCGGAGGCGGTCGCCGAGCTCATGTACGGCGGCCGCATGGGCAATACCGAGGCCGGCGACGGCTACCGCTATCGTGGACGCGGCTTCACGCAGCTGACCGGGCGCGACAACTATACCGCCGCCAGCGAAGCGCTGGGCGTCGACCTGGTGAACAACCCCGACCTGGCGGCCGACCCCGAGGTGGCGGCGCGAATCGCCACCTGGTACTGGCAGAGCCGCGACGGCCTGTCGGAAGCGGCCAAGCAGGGCGATACCCGTGAGGTCACGCGCCTGATCAATGGCGGCGCCAATGGCCTGGCCGACCGCCAGGCGGCAACGGACGAGTACCTGGCCGCAGCCCGCGCCGGCGAGTTCAGCGTCTCGCCATCGCCCGGCGCACCGCCGTCAGTGGCCGAGGTGGTGTCATCGCCGGCCGGCGAGCCTGTGAGCGCGCCCGCGCCTGCGACGGCCACGGCGTCCGCCACGGTGAGGACCGACCACCTGGCCGCCCTGGGATTGACCCCCGCCCATCCGCCGGTGGGCGTCTCGCCGCAACCGCCCGCCACCATTGCCGCACCGCGTGCGCCGTCTGTGGCCGAGGCGCCAACCGTCAGCGCGCCGATGACCTCGCCGAAGGGGCAGGGCGACGCCCGCCAGCCGTCCCGCGGGCCGCAGGATGTCAGTCGCGACGTGCCGGATCGTCGCATCGCCCATATCGTCACCGGCGCCTACAGTGGCATGACCTGAGGCGGAAAAGCCGCCTCCGGGGAAGGCGGGCGCCGGCATAGCATGGCGCCATGACGACGATAACCGGCGATGACATTCAAGCGATGGTGCGCCACTGGCTGGAAACGCCAGTCAACGGCTACCTGGGTTCCGGGTACGGCGCCGACGCCAAGAGCTTGCTGCAGCGTGCCCAGTCCGAGGGGCAGGCCGACAGCTTCGTGCGCAAGTTGAAGCAGGACGTCAGCGTGCTCGAGGTGCTGCCCAATAGTGCGGTGTCGCTGTACGGCACCCCCGAGGGAGTCGACCGGCTGCGCCTGACCCTGGACGTTGCTGGGCGCTCCTACGACCTCAATGACTTCGAGGACTCCCGGTAATGCTGACCCGTGAAGACTTTCAGCAGGCGATTGAGGACAGCATCGCCCGCTATCCGGCGGTCGGTGCGCTGTACCGCGCCCGCGACCCGCGCATCCTTCAGCATCTCGACGCGATGGCCACGATGCTGGCCATGTACTCTCAGCAGCTGGAGGTGGCGCAGGCCGAGCCCTTCGAGAAAGTTCGCGACGCCACGGTGCTGGCCGATGCGTCCATGCGTGGCCTGGTGCCCAAGTCTCAGCCCGCGCGCGTGAGCGTGCGCCTGCACAACGCCAGCGCGAGCGCCTTCTCGGCAAGCCCTGGCCGCCCCATGGTGGACGCTAGTGGTCGGCCGTTTCGCGTCGAGACGCCCGTCGACGCCGCCCCGGGCGACACCGTGACCTTCGAGGCCGTGCAGCTGCACGAGAAGGCGAGCACGCACACCGTTCAGGAGAGCCGGGCCTTCTATGCCGTCGAGCTCGACATGGCCGATGACGATTCCTGGCTGTGCGGCTTACACGTGACCGACGTGCAGGGCGCCTACGCCCACCGCGAGCGCTACACCAACACCCTGGCCGATGAGCGCGTCTACCACGTCGAGGCCGACGAGCAGCAGCGTGTCTACGTGCGCTTTGGCCAGGCGGGCGTGGTTGGCGTGCAGCCCGACGAGGGGCTGGAGCTGACGCTGACCACCTACTACTCGCTGGGGCGCATCGACGGCTTCTCCCCCGGTTCGCCGATGGCCTTCGCGACCATGCAGGATCCGGCCGAAGCACAGGTCGAGATGACCCTGCAGGAGGTTCTCTCCAACGGCGAGGACCCACCCTCCATGCGCACGCTGCGCGAGCTGGCCAAGTACCCCAGTGTCTACAACCACAATGCCGTTTTCCTGGGCGAGTTCGACTTCCTGGTGCGCCGCCACTTCCCCTCCTTGCAGTTCCTGTCGGTCTGGAACGAGGGCGTGGAGGAGCGCCACCGTGGCATGAGCGTGGACAACATGAACGCCCTGTTCGTGGCCTGCCTGTCGGCCGATGGCGGCGAGCCCGTGCTGAGCCAGGCGCCCGGCGAGACGGTGGGGCCCATCGAGCTTGCCGAGGAGGAGTTGACCGCCACCCATCGCGCCATCCGCGACAAGATCCATGCCGCCGACGACAGTTACCGGATCCGCTTCTACTCCGCCATCCGGGCGCCGCTTCCGGTCACCATCGTCGCTACGGTGGCCACCAGCTACGACGAGGGCGTGGTCAAGGAGCAGGTTCGTCAGGTCATGCTCGAGGAGTTCGGCGAACAGGCCGACCAGTCCCGGCGTGGCAACACGACACCCCTCTATCAGCAGGTCTACCAGGTCCTCCGCCAGCGCGTGCCGGCTCTGAGCGTGGGGCGCGCCGACCTGCGTGTCGACATCGGCGGCGAGACCAGCGACAGCCGTCCCGAGCTGTGGCGCTACGTCTCGCCGGAGAGCCTGGAGGTCGGTGTCTCCGCCGGTAACGTCAACGTGCCGTTCTGGGGGTCAGGGTTTTGAGCACCAGTGACGAGTTCGACTTCCCCGGGGCGCGCCTGCCCGACATAGCCCCGCTGCGCGAGAGCTTCGCCAACGGGCAGATCGAGGATGAGCTGAAGACGCTGTTCGGCGAGCTGTTCGAGGGGGTCGCCCACGACACCTTCGACGCCAGCGTGCTGGGCACGCCTCACCTGGGTAGCTTCGAGTTGGTCCGCCGCACGGTGAACCATGACGGCCTGGTGTTGCTGAAGGGCGAGCGCGAGGAGGCGGCTACCCGCTACCTGTACCGGGCCTGGAAGTCGGGCGACGTGCAGAAGCGCGGCCTGCACTTCCTGCGCACCTACCTGCAACTGCTGTTCCCTGGCACCTCCGAGGCCAAGCAGCTGTGGCACGACAAGCGCTTCCCCTACGGCGACGCCTTCATCCTCAACGAGCCTCGCGACCCCTTCTTCTTCAACTTCCTGGGCCAGCCAGGCCTCAAGCTGGACGGCTCCTGGGGGCTAGGTGAGCTGATTATTCGTGGCGACGAAGCGCAGCCCGAGTACAAGCCCGACGAGAGCCAGCTGTTCCTGACCTCCCGCGTGGAGATTCTGCTGGGCCTGGAGGCCATTGCGGCGAGCGCTCACACTCTGGCCGGCGACAACCGGCCGGCCACCAGCGGCTTGCTGGAGGTGATCCGCGCCGTGATTCCGGCTCGCCTGGTGCCGACCTTCAAGTTCTGGCTGCGCTTCGTGCTCTATGTCGAGAGCTGGCTGAGCCGCCGCTTCTTGATGCAGAAGGACAGCGCGCTGCGCTACCCGTGGTGCGGGCGCGTCATATCCGACCAGCCAGGGGTCGGATGGAAGATGGGGCGCGACGGCGAGCTGGTCAAACTGCCGCAGCCGTTCGGCAGCTTCCGTCTGGGTGAACGCAGAGGCGGGTTGAGCCGATGGCGGCTGAAGGGGTGCCGCATTACCGCGCCCTTTCACATCGAGGCCTTTGGCGAGGACATCGCCTACCGCATGCCGAAGGTTGGCGAGCCAGGGCGACGACTCGACGGCTCGTGGGCGCTGTCGCGGCGCCAGGCCGAGGCCTTTGGCTGGGGAGCGCTGGATAAGCAGGTGGCGGTGGAGCAGCCGAATAGGCTGCTGACCACCTTCCACGAGGAGATCCGCCTCGACTACCCGTTCACGCCGCGCAAGCTGGGCAGCGCCAGGCGCCTGGACGGCCGCTGGAGGCTGCGCGCGGGCGCCAAGCTCAAGGCAGCATGGGCAGGCCAGAAGCTCGATGGCTGGAAGCTGGGGCGCCAGCCGGGCATCACCGCCGAGCACGAGCTGACCGCCGACCTGCGCGGCACCGCCAGTGCCGCCCCGGCCAGGCTGCCCCCGAACCAGGTGCCCAAGCGCCTGGCGCGCTGGAATCGCCGGCTCGACGGCGCCTGGTCCCTGGGGGCGGTCAGTCGCTTCGGCGAGTTCAAGCTGGACGGCAGCATGCGCCTCCATGCCCGGAAAATGACGCAAGCGAACGTCCTGGACTCCTTCAGACTTGGCCTTAACGAACTCGATGGCACCAGTACGGCGCCCAACAGCCCCGAGCCGCGCCGCCGGCCGCTCAACGGCTGGAAGCTGGGCGCCATGGAGCCCCCCGAGTTCTCCATCGCCATCGTGAAGCGAACAGGACAGTGACATGGCCGAGGCTATAACCGTAAACAGCTACCGGCGCCGCCTGGCGTCGACCATGGCGGGAGGTGCCACCGCCAAGAAGATCGCCTTCATGGCGTTCGGCGACGGCGGCCACAACGCCAACCTCACCGCCAAGGCGCCCGACCCCGAGCAGACCTCCCTCAATAACGAGCTCATGCGCAAGCCGCTGACCGCCGTCGTGCAAGAAGACGACTTCTCGGTCACCGGTCGGGGCATGCTCGATTACGACGAGCTGGTGGGTTACGCCATCTCCGAGGCTGCCTTGCTCAACGAGGATGGCGACCTGGTGGGCGTCAAGAACTTCGCTCCGAAGGTCAAGGAGTCTGACGAGCGCTATGAAACCAGCGTGAAACTGCGATTCTAAAGGAGGCCTGCCACCATGGCGCTACCCAGCAGCACGATCACCAAGATCCCCAACAACGAGCCGGATGCAGTTCCGTCGCTGTGGAACCTGCGCTACGAGGAGATTGACCAGAACTTCTCCTACCTCGAGCAGCATCGCAGTCAGATGCGCAGCGAGCTGGACGCCGCCAAGGGCGGCAAGGCCAGCGTCGGCGAGCGACTGGACGAGATGTCCACGCAGCTGCAAAGCCTGTCGCCGGACTATCAGGACGACCTGTCGGCGACCGCGATGTTCGCCATGGACCAGGCGGCACTGGCCAACCGCTCCGTGCAGTCGCTGAAGGAGCAGATGCAGCAGGAGGGGGAGGTCACGATCCGCAACCGCGGCGTGGTCACCGGCTGTGCCGTCACGCGCTCCACCACGGCTGCGCGTAACCTCAATCTGGAAAACGGTATCGCCTTCATGAATGGCCGCATCTTCTCCGCTCCGGCGAGGGAGAACGCCGCCAGCGTGCCGACCAACACCAGCAACAGCGCTGTCACCGTGCACGCCTTCCTGTACTTCCATGAAGGCAGTCAGAGCATGCGCCTGTCCGTGACCGCCATTGGCGATGACGTGCCGGCTCACGGGATCCACATCTACAACATCACCATTCCGGGCAACAGCACGGACGAGACCGACCCCAGCCTCGATTACGTGACGCTCACCAATGTGCGACGCATCGAGCCCGAGTTCCCGGCCAACCTCAACAGCCCGCGCACGGAGACCATCTCCATCAAGGATCTTCGCGACTCCGACTATCGCATCGACATCGATCTGGTGTCGGCGGTGGGGGAGCCGTGTCGCTCCGAGCAGGTGGAAGTGGTCAGCCGGGCCACCAACGGCTTCACCCTGCAGCTGGCTACCGGCGCCGATGACATCGTGGTGCGCTGGCGGGTCAGCAAGCTCGACAACTAGCCACCCCCGTCCCACGAACTGACAGCAAGCAGATACAAGCAGATAGGAGGCAGTCATGCCGCAAATCAAGCTGAAGCAGCCCCAGCAGCCGGTCGCCGAGTTCTCGGTCTCCGGGCCGATCGTCACCGTTGCCGGCGTGGTCGTCGATTGCGCTGCACGCCAGGCCGACGCTTCCACCGTGATCGAGATTCGCCGCAACAACGGCGTTGCCGAGGAGGGCGGCAGCGGCGCCTACCTGGCCCATATCGAGATTCCGGCCAAGACCTATCACGAGGAGGCGTCCGAGGAGCCCGCCATGGACGGCGAGGAGCCAGGAACCGTGATGGTGGCCGACCCGCTCGACCCCGATGCGGTCGTTATCACCCTGTGGCCCGCCACCAACCAGTAAGCCGACCTTCAAGGAGCTTTCATCATGCCGAACACCCTCGATCGCAACGACCTGCGCGCCTCCGTGGAGGCCGCAACAGGCGGCAAGGTCACCGTTCTCTACACCGAGAAGGGCCAGGCCTCCTACATGTACAAGGTGCCGCGCTTCAACCGCCAGGACATCGACTCCGGGCTGGGAAACGGCACGCACCCCATGTTCATCATGGACGGCGTGGAGAAGAACCACCGCTACATCGGCGTCTTCCCCGGCACTGTTCGCGATGGCGAGCTGCTGTCACTGCCTGGCGTCGATCCTGAGGCAAGCCGCAACTTCGACTCATTCCTCAGCGTCGCCCGCGCCAACGGCCCTGGCTGGGGGCTGGCCACCAACGTCGACTATACCGGGCTTTCTCACTGGTGCTGGGCAAACGGGTTCTTGCCGCGCGGTAATACTGATTACGGACGTAGTCACGCGCAAAAGTTTGAAACAGCTACTCGCCAAGACGGGCAGTCTCCAGGACTATCAAGCGGTAGCGCTCGCACATTGACGGGCTCAGGCCCTGCTGGTTGGCGTCACGACAACACGCCGTGGGGTATTGCTGACCTGTGCGGCAATGTTTGGGAGTGGTCGCCCGGCATGCGCCTGGTCGACAGCGAGTTCCAGGTGATCGCCGACAACGATGCAGCACTGAGCGGCATCGACCTGTCCGCCGCTTCCACGCTGTGGCGCGCCATCGATGGCGAGACCGGCGACCTGGTGGCCCCTGGCTCTGCGAACTCTGTCAAGCTTGCCCATAGCGGCACTGCCGACTACACCCTGGTCGCATCCAGTGGGTCCGAGTTCGAGGGCATTGCTAACCCGGGCACCAATCCGGTTTCGGCCGCCGCTATCGAAGTTCTCAAGCTCTATGGCCTCTATCCCGTGGGCGCGGGAATCGGTGGCGACGGCATCTGGTCGACTCTCACCGACGAACGCGTCCCGCTCCGTGGCGGCCACTGGCTCAACGGCTCTCGGGCTGGCGTGTTCGCTCTCCACTTGAGCCACACCCGCGCGTACTCGGGCTCGAACATCGGCGCCCGTCCCGCTTTTGCCGTTTGACGCTTGTCTCTGCAGCGTTGTGTCTTTTGGGGTGCGCGATAGCGCACCCCTAGCTTTTTGAGGATGTTAAAAATCCATGGAAACGAATCCACCTCAAGGGCCTGGTCACGTAATACAGCCGCCAAAAGAAAGAAGCTCGCTTGATCTTGTCGATAAATGCGAAGAAATGATGGGGCAGGCTTATGAGTTTATTCGGCATTTTCCTAAGCATCAGCAGCACTCTCTTGGCGCCGATATTCGGGAAACCATGACGCGCCTATTGCATCTTGTTTATCGATGCGCAAGGCGCTTCCACAAGAAGACCACTCTTGAGGATCTGATCGTCGAGATCGACTTCCTTAGGAGCCAGGTTCGGGTTGCTTATAATTCACGATTTATTGATGTAAAGAAATACACCAAGTGGGCAGCAATGAATGACGAGATAGGCCGAATGATCGGGGGCTGGTACAAGCGGCTTCAAGAGGCAAATGAGAAAGGTCGAGGCAAGGCGGAAAATAGGCGACATCAATAAATAAGCATTTGCCAATATAAAGGTAGGGTTGTGCGTTATTTTCGGCGTCCCGATCCGTGGCGGCAACTGGAACAACGGCTCTCGGGCTGGCGTGTTCGCTCTCAACTTGAACAACACCCGCGCGAACTCGAACACGAACATCGGCGCCCGTCCCGCTTTTGAGGCCAGCCAGAAGCGTCAGGCTCAAGGGCCTGGCGACAGCGCCCCTCTCAAAAGGACGCGCAATCCTCGGCACCCGCCGAAAAACTCAACAGGCGAGCCATTCCAGTAGCCTCACGGTCGACCGTTTGGCCTCGCCGCCCACTCACGAAATCCATGGACGGCAACGTGGCCAAGACGTTCAAGAATCTCTACCCCGCCATCTACGACTTCGAGAATCTGCTGGCTGCCTACGGGCGTGCCAGGCAAGGCCTGCGCAGCAGGCCCGCAGTAAAGCGCTTCCATTACAACCTCGAAAGCAATCTGATCGATATCCAGAACCACTTGGTATGGGGCTCCTGGCGGACGGGCCGGTATCGCCCCTTCACGCTGCATGAGCCCGTCTACCGTACCGGCGCCTCGCTTCCGTTTCGCGACAGGGTGCTGCACCACTCCCTGGTGGGCGCCATCGAGCCGTGCTTCGGGCCGCGCATGATCTCCGACACCTACGCCTGCATCAAGGATCGCGGCACCCATCGCGGGGCCGACAAGGCGCAGGGCATGCTAAGGCAGGTGCAGCGTGAGCATGGTCAGGTCTATGTATTCAAGGCTGACATTTCCAAGTATTTCCACAACATCAATCACGAGATATTGCGGAAGATCATTCGCCGGCGAGTCGGCTGCCATCAGACGCTCGCCCTGATCGATGAGATCATCGGGTCGAGCGCCGACCCGGACGATCTTAACCCCGTCGGGATACCGCTCGGCAATCTCACCTCGCAGTTGTTCGCCAATATTTACCTGGGCGAGCTTGACCTTTATGTGAAGCACACGCTTCGCGAAAAACATTATGCGCGTTATATGGATGACTTCTGCATCATCCATCATGACAAGCACTATTTGCATATTGTCCGCGAAATAATCGAGAACTTCCTGTGGTCGCAACTTGGCTTGAAGACAAACCAGAAGACTCAGGTCTTTCCCGTCGCGCTTCACAACGGTCGGGCGCTCGACTTCCTCGGCTACCGTATATGGCCTACCCACCGCCGTCTGCGCAAGAGCTCCATCCGTCGCATGGTGCGCAGGATGCGGCAAATGCAGAGGGCTTACGCCATGGGCGACATCGAGCTCGAGGATATCCGCCCCGTGGTTCATAGCTGGCTGGCCCACGCCCGGCACGCCGAAACCCTGGGGCTTCGCCGGCACATCCTGGCGCGCTTCCCGTTCATGCGCGACGAGGTTCGCCGCCTCGATGAGCCAGCGGAACAGGACTACAGCGAGCACGAGCCGACGGTGGAGGGGTACCGCACCCCCAGCATCTGCCTGGCGCCCTAA